TCACATCGTAAGCTGTTTGAGGTGGGACCAAGAATTGACGATGAAGTTACCGTAACTCAGATCTTTTTTAATCTCATCTAAAGACCGACTTGTACCCCAATTATACCGAGCACCTATAATTCGTACCTCCTCCATTCCGATGGAAGAAAAATGATCATAATCAGCAAGCATACGTATGTGCTTTGCCGCAATATCAATATTATAAACATCAGTTTCAATACAGTTAGCCAAGCTCCGAAGCTGACTGATATCCATCTCATCGGGATTCATCCCTAAAGTAACAGCTGCTGTGCGAAGCTGGATGCTGACCCAACCAAAACTGGTTTTGAGTGGAGGACTAGTAATTAGGTGTGGCCGATTACCCAAGCGGTCAAAAGCCCTTATCTCAAAGCCAAGCCTGTCCACAAAATTGGGATCACCGCCAACCTCAATCCAACAAACTCCAGCCAACAGCTCAATAGGGAGTGAGTACCTAGCTGCTGCCGCCTTGATATATGATTTATTATGAACTACCCAAGCATCTTTGAATCGTCGTGAATAAGCGGTGCCACCGCCCAATCGCTCGGGCCATGCTTTCCAAATGACTACATCAAGCAGGGTCCAAGTGGGACTATTGTTTGACTCTGGCGTGCAAAATTCGTCCATATGTTCATCCATGACCTGCTTACAAAACCATACTCTAACATTAACCTTTGCCGGAAGTGCAGTCACTACAGGCCCAGCTACGGACAAAATTCAGAACAACCTGCCCAACGCCACAGGCTCCCAATTCATGATAACCAGCTCACCACTGACATCAGCCTTCCCCTGTCTCTGGTTTGCCGTGCTGTAGCGAATGTCGACCGTTTCAAAATGGAAACCTTCAAACACGCACCGTATGTCAGGGTGGTCATTGATGCTGACCATCACCTTTCCCTTGCAGCGGCTCATGAAGTCAGCCATCCGCTCGTAATTCTCAAATGGGAAATCCACACCGTACCCAGCGGTCTGCCAGTAAGGCGGGTCCATGTAATGAAAGGTGTGAAGCCGGTCGTAACGCTCAGCGCACTCAAGCCACGGCAGGTTCTCCACATATGTACCTGACAAGCGCTGCCAGGCCGCAGACAGATTTTCCTCGATCCGCAGTAGGTTGATGGCCGGGCCGGTCGTGGCAGTGCCGAACGTCTGCCCGCTCACCTTCCCTGCGAAGGCGTGGTGCTGCAGGTAAAAAAACCGGGCGGCGCGCTGGATGTCAGTGAGGGTTTCGGGACGGGTCATTTTCTGCCACTCAAATACCTGGCGCGAGCTGAGTGCCCATTTGAACTGGCGGACAAATTCTTCAAGGTGGTTTTGGACGACGCGATACAGCGTCACCAAGTCTCCATTGATGTCGTTCAAGACTTCAACGGGGGCTGCCTGGGGGCGCATGAAGTAGAGGGCCGCACCGCCTGCGAATACTTCGACGTAGCATTCGTGGGGTGGGAAAAGCGGGATGAGGCGGTCGGCCAGGCGGCGTTTGCCGCCCATCCAAGGGATGATGGGTGTGGACATAGAAAGCAAGACCTTTACTGTATATATGAACAGGTGCTAGGCTCGCTGCGCTTTGTGCACGAAGCGAGAGCCTTGGCTGGACTTGCAGGGGCAATCTGCGGGAACGGTGACCAGACGTGGTGTTGGCGCATCTCGGCTGGTCGCTCTTTTTCATTTACTGATGCAGCTCTTTCGGATCAGGGCAAAACCTTCAAGGCACGCTCGTAAAGCATTTGCCGATCTGCCTGGCCATTGGTGCCGCCATTGATGCGCTTCGTGATCGCCAGGAACTCGCCTTTATCCGCCAAGGTATTGAGTCCAGCTCGGTGCCAGAACCAACCTGCCGACATGGCTGCATGCTCTGGTCGCTCCAGGAGTTCGGGCTGTTTGAGCAGATCCAGCCCTAATGCCTCTGCGCATGCGGCGTAGTTATCTCGCCCGGTGACCTGAATAAGCCCTCTGCCCCGATACAACTGGCCGTCATCATCATCCTCGGGCGAGTTGCCCAAGCGTTCGGCCAGCCGCCCAGTGTCGTACTTGTCAAGGTAGTCATCGCTGCCCAGTTCGCGAACGTAGCGCAACTGGCCAGACTCATGGCCGATCTGGGCGATGAATGCGGCAATGCGCAATCTGGTGACAATGGCGTACTTGCTCATCGCAACGTTTAAGACAGGAACAAAAACGCCAGCTCGGGAGCTGGCGTTGGGGAGGATCTGCAGCAGCTGCTGCGTGGTAATCGACATGCGTGGCTCTCCTGATAAGTAAGTGCTGATCTGGCCGGTTAAAGCTGTACAACCTTGACCGGTTTCTTCTCTTTCTTTTTCTTGCCTTTCGCTTTGGCCTTGCCGGATTTGCCGCCATTGCACTCCACCGTGGTGGTCCAGCCGGACTGGGTAAATACTTGCTCAACCGAGTCGACCAGATACTCACCATCCAGACCGACCTTGAAGCCCTGAGCGTCGACCATCCGCTCAGCGAACAGGTCGATACGCCCGGCCATTTCCAGCCGAACGCCAGCGGTGCTGCGATTGAACGCGGCAAGGCGCGCCTTCGCTGCCTGCTCAGCAGCAGATTTGTTCGGGTAGATGTGGCGGTCGGTGTGAACAGGCGGCAGGCCGTCAGGTGACTGATCGTTGGTCAGCTCGACCACCTTCAGCTTTCCCGTTTTCTTGTCCTGATGCTTGGTCTGCACGGCTTTTTGCGTGGTCTTGTCACTCAGACGAAACTGCCAGCGCGCTACGTCATGCCGCTGAATCGTTACAACGCCCAACGCCTTACCGCTCGCACTCTCACCCCCTTGCCGTGGCAACACCAACAACTTGCCGTCCGCGACTTTTGCGGTGCAGTCGTGCTTCTTGGCCAACCGGGTAATGAAGTTGTAGTCCGACTCGTCAAGCTGATCAGCGCGGGGCACCTTCGTTGCAACGTTACACACAGGCTTCCAGCTGTTACGTGTCGCGACGTCATTCACGATCTGCTGCAGCGAGACGTCCTCCCAACTGCCGGAACGAGTGGTCCTACCGCTGCCACGCATATCACTGGCCTTGCCGCGAATGACCAAGGTATCGGGAGGCCCGGACAACTCAATGTCATCCACGGTGTAAAGCCCCAGCCGCGTCAGTGGCTGCCCTTCGTAACCCAGGTAAATCTCGATGTCTGCACCGCGTGAAGGTAAAGAGACCGCGCCGTCACGGTCGTCGATACGCAGCTCAAACTCATCAGACTCCATCCCTGGCTTGTCACTTGTGCGCAGCAGTAACAAACGGTCGTTGATGAGCGAAGTGATGTCGCTTCCTCCTGCCAGAATGCGGAAAGTAGGCTGCATAAATGAGGTACCCGAAATAAAAAAACCCGCACGAGGCGGGCTTTGACAACTTTCACTTAGGTTTACAGAATGAAAAAACTCTGTGCTAGAAATCTAGAGGAGCGTTGAGATCGACGCTTTGGCCACGGAACCATCCGAGCGTAACTGTTTTCTTGTTCGCACCTGAAATCGCGCAACGGAGCGCTTCTTCCTTAGTAACACCATAGGCGGTGGCTAGCGCCTCTAAACCCGCACCATGCAAGCGATCCGTGGCTATCTGAAGGTCAATATCATGAAGCTCTAGCGCTTTGAGAAAATGCACACCTACAGAAGTAGGGTCTCCCTTACCGTTGTCGTAAAGAGATTCAAGCTCTGATTTTTCCTCGTTAAAGATTGTACGAACAAGCTTTGAATTGATGTCTGCGCCGATCAAATTTCCAATGACCGTCTCAGACCAGGAAGCGTAATCCATGCTACTGACTCCTTTGATTACCATTAAATTTTACAGAGCTATAAATATCATATTTATCAACCCCAGAGCTGAATGACTTCCTTGGTCTGGGTGAGCAGATCCGGCAGCAGGATCTGCACGCCAGCACGGTAAGGTTGAGGCTCATCTGCCAAGCCTTGATTGGCGTCCAGCACCGCTTCGACGCTGCCGCTAAGGTGCCCGTAATACTGCTGACACAGGGTGTCGAGCAGGTCCCCCTCAGAGGTTCTGCAGATCGTCGCCATAGCTCACAAACTCCAATGAAAAGCCCTGCTTGCGAGGGATGCCCCCAGCCAGCAGGTTGCTCTGTTCTTCATCCACACTCAGCAGGCACCAGTTGCCCAACACCTCGCCGTAGCCTGTCGTCAGGCTGAGCGGCTGCAGATTACGACCCATGCTGCGTAGCGTGTTCAGCTGCTTGAGCCCGCCTTTGAAGCCCGGAAAGATGGACCCTTTCAAACTCAGCTTGTCGTCACCGAGCCCAACCGCCTGTTGCGCAATGCTGCGTGTCAGACGTTCTTGCCCGGCCCAGCGGAACGCGGTCTGCCGACGCAGTTCGTCAAATGCCGCCGTGTCCAGGTTGAAGTAGTAAGGCTGCGCCTCGGGCTTGAGCGGCTGAATAATCAAAAGGTGCGGAAACGGCTTAACCGCCTCCGGGGCCGGCGTGGCCTGCGAGGCAAAACTGCCGGTGGGCACGATGTTGCCCAGAGACGGGCTGATCTTCCCGGCAACCCGATTAATTGCCGCACTTGCCTTGGACGCTTGCTCTTTCAGTGTGCCAATGCGCTCTTGCACCTGGGAAACCGCGCTGGTCGCACGCCCGTACATCGCCACCACCTGACCGACCTTTGCCTGCGCGACATTGATGCCACGCATGGTGCGCTGCAACTTCGCGCCTATGGCCGGACCGATGAAAGGGATGTTCTCCAGCTCTGAAGCCGCCCCGGTGATATCGCCGATGGCCCCATTCAAGGGGCCAACCATGTCATCCAGACTCCGGCGTCCTACCTCCCCTGCGGTAACCAAGTACTTCAACGACGACTGCAGTTGTTCTGCATAGGCCATGACCTTTCCTCAACCCACGTGTGGGTCATCAAACAATTGACGGGCTGACGCCTGCCGACTGAACTCTTCAAATTGACGCTGCAGAAACGGCGCGAGTTCTCGTGCCAGTTGCGCCGGATCCTTCACATCACCCTGTACGCTGACGGGCATGTTCGGCGAGAAGGTGAATTGCTGATCTATCTTCGCGGGCTCGGCCTTGCTTTGTTCGGCGGCCTTGATGACAGCAGGCAACGCCTGGGGTGGCCCAACCGCCGCCATCGCCTTGACCACATCGCCAGGCGTAGCAGACGGCTTGGTATCACCCGACTTGTCAGCAACAGCCTCAGCTTTGTCGTCTGAGCCAAACAGCGCTTTGCCCAGAAAGCCGCCGACGTCCTGACCACCCATGCCTCCGAGAAATGCGCCCACCAACCCGCCGATGGCGGTGCCAACAACGGGCACAATGGAGCCGATGGCCGCACCCGCCGCACCGCCCGCCAGCGCGCCGGCCAGTCCTCCGGCCGCGCCGCCGTAGCCCTCGGCCTTCTCGTCCTGAGTTTCGGCATTCTGGTACGTGTCCAGAGCCAGCATGCCCGCGTCCAGAAACTTGGCACCCGGAACCACCTTGGCAAGACCGCCCAACTTCCCGGCAGCTCCAGCCATACGCGCCAGTCGACCAGCGGGCACGGGAGGCGGAGGAGGAACAGGTGGCCTTGGTGGCATAGGTGGTCCACCGCGACGGCCACCAGCGCCACCCGCTCCGCCACGGCGGCGGCCGCGTCGAGACCGACGCTGATCACCCGGTGCATCTGAACCACCGCCAAAAGCATTGGCATTGACGACAAAGACTTTCTGCGGCTCCGAGCTGCTGCCGCCACCTTTTGCACCGTCGCCGTCGTTACTACCTTCGCCGAACAGATCCAGGATCTTCAGGCCGGTGTCGACAGGATCAAACCCGGTCTTGCCACCCTCGTCCGACTCATCGTCGTCACCGTCTGGCTTTTCCTTGTCGCCGTCCTGATTCTTGCTTTTGTCCTGGCCCTTGGCTTTATCCTTGCCCTTGAAGGCCTTGAGGCCCGTCTCCAGCAGCCCTTTGACCGCACCGACTTTGCCCTCTGGTTTGTCATCCGTGTCCCCAGAGTTGGTCACAAAGACTTTCTGGACTTTGTTCGGGTTGCCGCCCAGCGAACCACGCCCAATGTTGAGCAGCCCTTTGCCGATTTTGAACACCCCGGCAGCGGACTTCAGTGCCAGCAACCCGGCACCGATAGAGGCGATGGCCAGCACTACCGGTTTGGAAGTATCGGAGAGCGCTGTAAATTCCTTGGCCGTTGCTGTTATCCCTTTCGCAACGGCGTCGGTGACAGGACGGATCGCGTCACCAATGCTGCGCATCGAGTCGTTGACCGACTGGAACGTCTCGGCCCAGATCTGCGACGATGTGCCACGACGCTCGGCCAGGTTCTTGTCGAGAATCCCTGAAGCATTCTGAGCGTCCTTTTTCAGTTGCTCGTACACGCCACGGTTCTGCGAGTAAGCCGTCAGCGCGGCCTTCACCTGCATGTCGGCGAACAGATCGCCGGTACGCAGTGCTTGCTCCAGCGAATCCAGCATTTCCTTCGCTTTTTTCGGATCAGCTTCTTTGCTGATCTTGGCCGTGGCCTCCTTCATTTTTTTGGCTTTTTCAGGGTCAGTCTTTTCGATGTATCGCTGAGCCAGTGCAAAGCTGGACTCAAGCGTCGACATGCCCTTTTGGATGCCCGTGTTCAGCGAGCCCTGATAATCGATACCGACGTCCTTGTACGACTTCACCACATCGGTGGAGCCGATCTTCTCCATCCAGTTTTTCAGGTTGTTGGCCGCTTCATCCGAGCCGCCGGCTGTTTTCATCTGCACCTGCAGCATCGCGCCGAGCTGGCTCACCGAGTCCATGCCGGTCACACCGAGCTTGCCCATACCTGCAAGCAGTTGCGGAAACCACTTCGCCATGTCGCTGGCTTCAAAACTACCCGCCTGCCCTTGCATGGCGACGGCCTCAAGGGCTTTTTCCATTATTTTCGGGTCGGTGATTTTGGCGTTTTGCTGCAGCGCCTGAATCATGTTGGCCGTATCGGTGCCGCTAGCCCCCTGCCCGACCGCAAACTTCGCAGCCACCGGCGCGTAGGACAGCGCCTTGTCCAGGCTCATGCCCGCACCGACCAACTTGTTGACCAGGTCAGCCACGTCATTGCGCGCCATGCCCGTGTCTTGCGAAGTCTTGATCACCGAGGTGGTCAGCTCCGCTTCCTGCGGTTTGTTGGCAACACCGGCCTTGATCGCGATGTCCCGGATGATCGCCTGATAGTCGGCACTGATCTTGGTCGGTACGGCCAATGCGCCGACACCCGCGACGGCGGTGCCAATCCCGGACTTGAGCCCAGCCTTGCCTTGCTCGATCTGTTGATGTCCCTTGACTTTAAGGTCAATGCCCTTGGCAACACGGTCCAGAGACTGATATTCCTGCCTGAGTTTGCCAACCTGAACGCCCTGCTTGCGTAAGACGTCGAGGTTGGTTTCAAGCTTGCGCAGTAAGCCGGATGCCGACGCTGCACCGCTGTCATGCGCTTTCTTCCACTCATCACGCAGCCGCATGGTTTCGCCGATGGTGTTTCTCAACACCTTGGCCTGACTACCCTGTTGCTCCAGCTTCTTGATACGGCCTTCGACGGTACTGAAGGCGGAACCCAGGGTGGAACTGACAGAGCCGCCAATCACCAGCCCTAATGCCAGATTGTTCGCCATCACTCACCTCAGATGTTGGGATGGGCTCAGTCCGTGAGCCACCAGATCATGTCCGAGAAAGACATGGACATGATTTCCGCCGACGAGAAGCCCAGCTCTTTTGCAAGCCGCTTGGCCGCCAGCTTCTGAAGTGCAGGCTCAAAGCTCGTCGTCTTGCACCAGACGAAAATAGCCCGCCTGCAGGCGGTTGTAGTCCTTGAGCGGCAGCCGCTCCAGATCCCCGCCGCCCACTTCGGCGAGCGAAGCGAAGAGGTTGATCTCCCGCTGTTCGGCATCACCGTTTGACGCCGCTTGCGCAGCACGCACATCTCGCACGGTCGGGGCTCGCAGGGTCAGGGTGTCCACCTGAACGCTGTTGACCTCGGCAGGCCTGGACAGCTTCACCGAAACGCTGTCGGCCGTCAGAGTCATCCAGCTCGGTTTGGTAATTGCTTGAGACACAGGAATTTCCTTCTATCAGAGGCCGAGGGCCGAACGTTCTGCAGCGAGCTGGTCGACACCGTCGATAACCCGTTTCATGCCCAGTGCATCAATCTCGTAGATCAGACGGCCGTCCACTTCCAACTTGTAGTAAGTGAGCGCGACCGCGTGCTTGATCTCGGACTTGTCACCGGGCTTCCAGTCCCCCATGTCGACCTCTTTGAGCCGACCACGCAATGTAACCACGACCGGAGTGACCTTGCCTTTCAGGCCCTTGAACGCTCCACGGAATACGCCGTTGAACGCAGTGCCATCTGCCAGGCCGAAAAACTTCAAGGACTCACGGCGCACGCCCGTGGTGGTGAAGTTGGCCTCCTGCTTTTCCATGCCCATGTCCAGCTCGACCGGCAAGTCCATGCCACCGGCACGGTGTTCTTCAGTCTTGAGCGTCAGCTTGGGCAGGGTCAGGCTGGAAACGTCGCCTTGGAAGCTGACACCGTCCACGAACAGGTTCAGGTTGCTCAGTGTTTCGGGAATCATTGCCATCGTTGCAGCTCCTTAAGCGGCAGAGTCGAGCACTTCGGTCAGCCATTGATTGGTGACTTCAACGCGGAAGTTGGGGTTTTCGGCAGGTGGCACGTCGGTGAATCGAATGTTCCAGAACACCTTGCCCTGCTCTAGCTGGCTGGCCGTGTTCAGCTCGGTGTCCGCGAACACTTCAAAGTTGATGATCGCACCCTGATTTTTCAGGTCACGCATGAACGCCTGCAGGCCCTCAGTAACGTCCTTGATGTAGGTCGCGGTGATCGAGCGGTCTACCGCCCACTTGTGCCCATAGAGAATCGCGTCCATAACGATGTCCATGGTGCGCACCCGGGTGACGAAGGCCCACTTGGGATCGCTGCTGAGCGTGCGGTTGCCCCAGAGGCGATAGCCGTCGTCGCGGATGATGGTGGCGATGTTCGCGTTGTTGAGCAGATTCGCCCGGCAAGTTTCATCACCGTCCAGAAACTCGATGGGCCGCTTGGTGCCCGTGATGCCTACGAACTCTTTGTTGGACGGCGAGGCCCAGAAGCCGTACTCCGCGTCGGTCCAGGCGAACAAGCCTGCCACCCAGGCGGAGCCCGGCGCATCTATTGTCTTGCTGGCCGCTGTATCCCAGTACTGGACACCGGGGTCGACCATGAAAGAGCGCTTGCCGCCGAAGTTCTTGGCATACGCCATGACTGCTTCGTCTGTGGTGTTGGGGCCATCGAAGATCGGCAGCGCCCGCAGTTTGTCTGCCAGTGCAGCCATGGCGGTGCCGACCGCCAGGATCGAGCTGTGCTTGGGCGCGATCAGCAGTCGCGGCTGGGCATTGAAGCGGCTCTTGCCGTCGAGCAGTGCCTGGAGCCCGGTACGTGTGCCATCGGCTTTGACACCGCCGATGATGGCGGAGGTCTGCAAGGCTGCATCGTCCAGTTTGGCAACGCCGCACGCAACGATCACCGCCTTGGCCCGCACGTAGACCGCCTGACAGGCTTTGGTGATCGCCGAGTCAGGACCAAACGCTGCAATGGCTTCGCGCTCGGAGGTGATCAGCACCAGGTCATTGATCTTGGCGCTGTTGGCCGGAGCCTCGGTAAACGTATCGACCAGACCGATGATCGAGGATGTGGGCAGCGAAATAGTGCGTGCGCCCGTGTCGACGGCCGTCATCGTCACGCCGTGAAAGAAGCTCATAAGACGATCTCCAGAAATGAAAAAACCCCGATCAGCGGGGTTATTGGTGGAATGCGAGTAGCGGGTAAGAAAACGCCCCGTCAGTGCGGGGCGTTAGGTGCTTTGCTGATCGTCGTCGCTGACGTCCTGCGCAGGGGCTTCCGGCTCGGGCGGCTCGTACACGAACGGATTCGCAGGCGGCGTAGGCCATTCAAAGTCCAGCGGGTAGCCAGGCTTCGTATCGAGTTGGCCGAGTTGCACGCGATACAGACGATACGCATCAATCTCAGCCCTGACAGCGGGCAGCGCTTTGCGCTGGTCGTCGGTCGCCATATCCAGTGACACGGCGTCCTGCAACTCCTCGTACTGATTGACCAGCTCGTCAATACGGGCAGTGGCCGCAGCCGAACGGTCGCCACGAGCGCACATGACCTGCACACGCACCAGCTCAATCGGCGTGTCTTGAACCGGGCCAAACTCACCCGCCAAGGCTCGTTCGTACAGCTCTACACCGTGGGGTTCAGGGTCGTGGGGAGAAGCCGTGAACGGTAACTCCCCATGTGTTTCCTCCAGCCCCTCGAAAACCACCATCAATTCGATGGTAGCGCGAGCCTGAGAAGACCAGTACGGATTGCGGGCATTTAATACATTGGACATAGTTAGACCTACTGGATTCGTTGAAAGAGCGTGCGCTCTGTATTGTTGAATGCACCATGGGCGCGCCAAACACCTATTGCGATAGCGCCGGAGTTGCTGCTTGTGCCATCACCCACAGCCGTGGAACTGAAAATAAGGTTAGAGCCGGGGACTGAAGTGCCCTGGTTAATTGAATTTCCGTAGGCGGTAATGACTCGCGCAAATGCGTATTGCCCAATGCCGGTAAGCCCCTGCGCCGCAACTTTGGCCCCGAGATTCAGGTCGCTGACCAGATAGTAAACCGCACTGTCGGCAGCGCGCCGCATGTAGGGCGCAGCTGTATTATCCCCTGCAAAGCCCACATGCGTGATTGAGTCAGCGACAGGCCGTGTCGCAACGCGCGTGTCAGTTTCGGCCTTTGTGTAAACATCGGCCTTGGCATAAACCTCAGTTTTTAGAGGCCGCTCCAGATCACGAGCATCTGTTTCATTCTTGGTGTAGGCATCGGTAATGCCGTAAGCAAACAACGTGCTGCCGACGTTGGCTTTTTTGGACGGATCAAAGTTGCCGGAATACCAGAGATTCCCGAAGTCCGTGTTATCGACCGCCAACTTAACCTGACCTGCGGACGTATATCCGATCTTGATCAGGTTGTTTAGCTGGCCTGCACCCGTGCCTTGCTGGACAGGAACAAAGCCAAGCTTGGTCTGAAGAAAATACGTCGTGTTGTCACTGGCGCGGCGCATATAGGGCGACGCAGGGTCGTTGGCCGCAAGCCCGATGTTCGTGATGCTGTCCGCCAGCGGCCGTTGCGAATCCCGTGCATCGGTTTCAGCCTTGGTGTAAACGTCGGCTTTGGCATAGACCTCTGCCCTTAAAGCCCGCTCGGACACTCGCTGGTCAACCTCAGCCTTGGTGTAGGCATCGGTAATGCCGTAAGCAAACAACGTGCTGCCTACGTTGGCCTTGGTGGCCGGATCAAAGTTGCCCGAATACCAGAGATTGCCTAAATCGGTATTGTCGACCGCCGCCTTAAGCCCGCTACCCGACCAGCCGAGCCTGACCTGATTGTTCAGTTGGCCCGCGCCAGTGCCCTGCTGCACGGGAACAAACCCGAGCTTGGGCTGCAACGCCGCCACCCGCGCATCAATTTCCGTCTTGCTGTAGGCATCTGCAATGCCATACCCGCCGAGCGTGGTCGGATTAAAACCGGCCATCACCAAGCCGCGCCGGTCTACCGTGACCCGGTTGTAAGTACCGGGTAAAACGCCAGTCGGACCTGCCACTTGCTCGAACGCCAGCGCAGTCGTACCCAAGGTAATTGGCGCGTTTGTCGTCAACTGCCAGAGTGTGTCGAACAACGTTTCACCCTGCTCGACGCTGACCATAAGGTTAGGTGTCACCTCCACGCTTACATCCGCGTCAACAACGCGCGACCAGGCATTACCCGCGACGACTGAGTACAGACCATTGTCTTTGCCGCTGGCCTGATTTTTTACCAGCACCCGGTCGCCTGCGGCGAGCGCAACGCCATCGACCGACTGGATGCCAGCAAGGACCACCGGGCCGGTCGTGGCAGCACGAACCGATTGTTTATTGTCGAGCCTGGAAAGCTCTTCCTGAATCCGCAGGTCCACAAAGGAACGCGTGGCCAGCACAAGCGTTGGGTCAATGCGCAGCTCGACGTTGCTGGTATTGCTGACCAGCAGGTTGATGCGCACGATCTGCGTGCGCCCAGATCCCTGTGCCAGCAAAGGTTTGAAGGACGGCGCGCAGTTCGCAACCGCCACCAGTTCCCCGTCCGTATCGTACAAGCCAATTTCACGAATCCAGAAGCCGCCCACCTCTGCCGGGATAACCTGCTCGGCGATGATGATCGCGTTGTTGGCTGGATCAACCTTGAGCTGATTGAGCGGTGCACGACGGCGTTCGTTGATCAGTTTTTTCTGTGAAGCATCGGGCACCGGGTCGGCACCGTTGGCATCACCCACCCCCATTTGAGCTATTTTCCAAGGCACGCCGAGGGCATCGGCGTTGGCCTGCTTGGCCGCACCGACATTCGTCAGGGTGGCAAAGAATTGCGAAGTCTGATCGATCATGCGAAGACATCCAGAGTATCGATAGTGGTTTCACGCCCACCCAGGCCCATATGCCCCGTGACTTCAATGTCTCGCGGTACAGGTGGGTAAACATCGATTTCGTCGCCTTCAGAGACCGAAGCGGCGAGGTAGAAACGGCCGGTCGTTTCAAGGCTGATGGCCAGTTCCAGCATGTGACGGCTGACAGGCTTGGCGTCATCGATCAGGGCCGTCAGTTCCTGATACATCTCCTCGGTGATGCCGGTGTCCAGCACACCCACCTTGAGCGCAAAAGTACCGGGAACTCCCTCAGGTACGGTCTGCCACCATTCCAGGACATCGATGAGGTAGCCAAGCGGTTCAACCACTCGGCGTATCGCGCCAATCGTCCCTTTGCGTTCATGGATGAAGAACGAAGCGGCAATGGCTGCACGCTTTACCGGCTCAGACCATCCATCATCCCAACGGTCCACAGACCAGGCCCACGCAAGGTGGTAGAGCAAGTGCGCGGGACAGGTCTGTGGGTTGTACAGAGTGCGCAGGGGAATCGTGGTGACTTCATCCGTGGCAACCTCAATGGCGCGCTCAAGCGGGGAACTGTTGAGGGGGAGCAAGCTGGTCATCTCAACTACCCCGCGTCACGGTGAATGCTTCGCACCATGCTGCCTGCGCCTTGGTCGGACGGATGTCCGTCCAGCCCTGCAGATCCACCCGACTGACGCCGCTGATGTGCAGCTGCGCGTCAATGCCAGATCGAGCCACCTCAAGACCCAGGCGTCTCCTGGGGTTGATCCAGGCTCCCAGCCGGTTCTTGCATTCAGCCAGGGTGGCCTCAGTCTCAGGTCCGCTCCCTACCATGTGGACGACAGCATTGATGCGGTAAGGCAGAATCTCAGCGCTCTGAACCGTCAGGCGATCCCCCAAGGGGCGCACATCCTCGTCATTGAGGTTGAGCCTAACTGTCTCCAGCAGATCCGCTGCAGCCGCACCGCTACCGTCCAGAGCAAGTACCGTAACCACCACGACCGCCGGGGTTGGGCTTTCCGCTGTAGCGTCGGCCACCTGACCAGAGGCGTTGCGCGCGTGAAGGATGTAGCTGTTACGCGGGCCAGCAGTGGTCAGCCCCTCGTATGCAAGCTGGACGCGCTCGCGAAGCGCATCGTCCTCCTCCATGACAGCTGCAGTAGGTGGCACTGCAACAGGGTCCGCTGCCTGGATCTGCAGACGTTTGAGGTTGACGTTGGCTGCCAACTGATCAAGGTCGGCTTTCTGGGCGTATGCCAGCATCAACGACTTTGCCGCATCGTTGACACGCGCCCGGTTCTGAAGTCGCCTGTAAGCCCCCAGCTCGAGCAGTTTGGTGACCGGGTCGCTTTCCAGCAAGGCGCTCCAGTTGTCACCCATGTATTCGCGAAAGGCGGATAGCTCGCCCTGATACTCTTCTTCAAAGTCCAGGTCCTCAAGGACTTGCGGCGCTGGCAGCGCCGACAGTTCAATCAAGCTCACGCCGTCACCTCCAACACCGCATTGTCACCCAGATACGTCCCCTGCACTTCCAAGGTGACCTGGCCGTTCAGGACCGCAATCACCCTGACACGCTCAAGCCTCAGGCGAGGTTCCCAGCGCCCGAGCGATCTGGCCACCTCGGCCTGCACCGCACTTTTCCAGCCATCGTTCACAGGCAGGTCGACAAAGCGCCGGATCTTGCTGCCGTACTCCGGGCGCATTCGGCGGCTGCCGACGGGAGTGCCAAGAATGTCTTCGATGGACTGCCGAAGGTGCGCCAGGCCGGAGACAGGCTGACCGGTACGGCGATCCATTCCGATCATGAATTACTCCAGCGACTCAAGGTCCGGGTGTGCACGCAGGTACTCCAGCGCGACGGTGTCATCTGCCTGCGCCGTGGCAATGCCCTTGGCGACAGCCAGGGTGCGGTCATCCGGCAGAATCAGCGTGCGCGAGGTGAACAGCGTGTCTCGATACGTCCGCACCGCTACAGCGAGCGCTGGAGGAGGCACGGCGTCCGTGACTGATTCCGCCGTGGGTGTGACCTGGCCTGTTGGTGCTGTCGGTTGATCAACAGAAGTCTTATCAATTTTTACGGTCGCCATGGGTTATCTCCAGACATTAAAAAGCCCGCAGTGCGGGCTCGGTCAGTGCTTGTGGTTCGCGGTGTTGCCACCGGTGTCGATGATCTGGCCACCGCCGCGAATATCACCGGCGACGGTGAGCGTTCCGCTGATCGTGACGTTTCCGTCCAGCGTGATCGTGCCTGCCTTGGCGGTGATTGTTCCGGAGGTCGCACTGATAGAGTCGTCGGTCACAACGGCCGAGCTGGCTCCGACGGTGACAGTCACCGTCCCGGTGGGCAGATCAATTGTGTAAGTGTTGGCCTGCCAGTCGTAGATCAGTGAACCGCCGTCGTCGAAACGCCAGACTTCCACATGATCGCGGTTATCAGGCTGGGCACCCGCATTGCCATACAGTCCCGGAATGAAAGTGCCTTGCGACACGTCACCGCTGGCACTGAGCAACGTGCCCTGCTCACCAAGGGTCGGTGCCCGCCAGTGCCTTGCCTTGCCGGCCGCAACGCTGTGCCAGCGAACCCAGGCGCTGACCCAATCACCATCCGAAACGCGGCATACCGGAGGTGACGCGGCCAGGTCCAGTGCAACGACATAGCAATCCTTCACAACACCGGCCAGCATGCGGTCATGTTCAGCTGAGGCGTAACTCATCACATGTCCTCGGGCGACTGATACTGGCCTTCGTTGTCACGCCCGGTGTCGGGACTGAACGCGAACACCAGAGTGCCGGGCGGCTCATTGGGCCAAGGCCATTCCTCTTCGCCGAGGTAGATGCCTTGGGTCCACTCGACCACCCAGACCGCATAACCGTCCAGTTCCGGCCGCGACCAGTCCTGTGCGGCTCTCACGAACTCGGCGGGCTCGACCTCAAGCCCCCAGGTCTGCAACCTCAGCAGAACAGCCAGTTGCGAGGCCGCAAAGGCTGCCTGCTGCTGGCAATGCTCGCGCTCGGACCCCACGATCACCCGTGCTTCAAACCGGGCAATCAAGGCCGTTTCTCCGGTGCCCTGATCAATGCCTGGCTCAAACTCCACCAGTTCGATCAACACAGCCGGGACGGCGACTTGCTGAAGCATATCTGGCATGGTGCCGACGTACTCAAGCCCGGCAATCGCGGCGCTGATGTGTCGTTCGATAGCCTCGTACAACGAATCAAGATTGAAAACTTCATCAGGCACGGGCAGTTCCTTTCAGGTACTTCATCAGCTCGTAGTTGAATTCCTGCTTGAGGATCTCCAGCAGGCGTTCGTCGGCCTGTTTCACCCAGCTATCGAAGTGGGGCCTCGCCTCTTCCAGAGACACTTTGGCTTTGGCCAACGGAAAGCGGCTGCCGTTTTCTTCGATGAAGCCGGAGCGACGTTTGCCTTGTCTTGTTTCGGCGTAGGCACCTGAGTCGAAATGCTTGCTCGCGGTACGGATCCAGATATCAGGACTGCCGCCGTAAACCGTCTTAAAGAACGCGCCCTGATAACGGCGACCGGCAACGGATACGCCGGTACGGCTCTGCCGTGCACGGCCGATACGACTGGCAGAGATGGCATCCAGGCCCAACCAGAGCTTGCCGCGCATCGTGCCACCGCTGACCGGGTAGGCCCGAAGGCGTTGCCGAACGGCCGCGACCGCGATGCGCTCTTGCCGACCTACCGTTCTGGCAATGTGCGTTCGCAACCAACGAAGCGTCTTGTTGATGGCACGACGCTGAGCCGCTATCGCCGCCTTGGGAACCGCCGCTGCAAAGTCCTTGAACGCGTCCAGATCCGCCGAGGATGGCTGCAAGGTGATCATGCCGTCCTTGGCCGATTGCTTATAGAAGCTGCCTACGCTCATGGGTTAATCCTCAAAATCAACGTCACCAGCGCATCCCCACCAGGCTCTTGGCGGATCAGCGTGTACGTGCCACCACCGTCCTGCACGGGCAGATCGATGCGCACCTGCTGCCGCTCGACAACGCCCTGCGCGTCGGCTACCCGAATCACCAGGTGCGGCTCGCGCAGCCCGGTATTGATCCGGCCCAGCTTGGGTTGCAGCCACGGTGCCGAGAACATGCCCGCCACCTCGCGCCCCTCAATGAACGCGGTGTCGCTCAGTACATCGAACACGGCGTCATCGAGAGTCCCGATCAAGTCACGGAACGCCATGACTACAGCGTCAGGCGGATCTGCGCCCGAGGTCGGGTGCAAAGGTGCAGCGGGTTGGACTGAGCTTCGCCCGCCACGCCCTTGCCGAACGGCAGCGTTTCCAGCTTGCTGTAATAAGGGATGCCCTGCGTGTTGACCGTTTCCATGTAGTCCGCTGGAGCGAAGGCCGAGATGTACAGGTCCGGCACACCCTCGGGCACCAGCAGCGCCTCGTCGTCATTCACGAAGGCGATACCGGCGACCTTGCCACGGTAGCGCTCCCAAACGATCCCACCGAACTCGAAACTTTCGCGGGCATCACCACGCAGCTCCGACGCCTGCGCCGAATTGAGGTAGGTCTCTTTGACCGATTTGTGAACAATGAGCTTGTTCCAGAAGTTCTTGCCGCAGAACGCTCGCGAGCCGGTGCTGGTTACGCTACCGAGTGCGTCCTCTTGCATATCCAGCGCTTCGCCCGCTTTGACCCGCAACTCGGTACCTGCGTCGTTCAGGCCCATGGGCAGGCTCTGACGCTGGACACCAAAGGCCGAGTAGATGTCCAGCAGCACGGTTTTGCCGTCCGCATCCAGCACCTTCCCATTGAGTGCGCCCATGCGCTGGAACTCGTGCGTGGCGTCGAGCTGGCGGCGCGCACGGGCCAGCCGGGTGTTGATCACGTCCTGAACAGCCTGCAGTTCAGTGCGGGAACCGAATGCGCGAATGCCTTGAATCTCATCCGCCCGGATCGTGAAGCGCTCCGGCAGGTGGACGGTGTTGAACGGGATCATGTGACGCTTCGTCCCGGTGACCACAAGACCGGAGCTACCACGCTCACCAGCCGGGACCAGCGCCAGGGTGTCGCCGTCCTTTTCGATCTGCACGGTCAGGGTCGCGATGCCCTCTTCCTGAAACAGACCGAGGCCACTGATGCGACCGGGCAGGTACGGTTGTTCGTTGATGGCAGCGGTGAGTGTGGAGACGCTGAATGCTTCGTCGTCGAAAATGGCGATATCGGCCATGGGGGTATTCTCCAGAAAAACGAAACCCCGCAATCGGCGGGGTCAGATAAACGAAAATGAATCAGGGTGTTTTGGCCGAAAGGTCGATCAGCGAAGGATGATGAACTGCTTGGCCAAGGCCTTCTCAGCGTCCAGATCCAGACCGGTCAGCAGCGTTTCAGCAACCTCTGCCAGACGTACGACGGCTCGGCCACGCCGAACAATGTCGGACTCAGGAAGCGGCGCGAAAAGAATCGCTGCGGCGACCTGGCTGCCGTCTTCAGCGGTCGGGTCGTAAGGGGCGAACTCACCCGAAGCGGTCACCAAGCCCAGCAGCTGGCCCGCATTCAGGGCCTCACTGGCAGCCACGTTGATCGACTCTCGCGAGATGTTTCCGGCACCTTCGGAGAGAAGGAATTCACCGGCATGGATAGGCTCCATTTTGATGGTCATGGACGTGCTCCTGTTGAGGTCGTTTTCTTGCCACCCTGCGCCGCCCTGCGGGCCGCGTAGATGTCGTGGTGATCGGGTTGTTTGGCCTGGACCTTGGCCGGTGGATCGTCCTGCAGCGGCAGGCTGTTATCGATTTCGAAGCCCTTGCCGCTGCTGACCAGCTTCTCAAACAGACGCGCCTGCACGGCCTGCTTGTCCAGACCTGAGCTGACGAATTCGGCGGTCAGCTCCGGCAGGCGAGCAGCCACACAAAGGTCGCGCACGCCCTTGGCCTGGGTGATTGCCGCTTGCACCGTTGCGTGATCAGCGAGCTTGGTGGACGCAATCAAAGGCTCGATCAGGTTGTTGATGCCCGCCGCGCCGCAAGCTTTTGTAATCATCAGCGCCAGGGCGGATGCATCGGCCGGTTCAGGATCAGTTGGTGGGTCAGTTCGTTCTGGCTCCGGCTCAACGGCGTTGAGCTGATCCAGCAAGGCCTTAGGCGTCTGGCGGAACCGCTGTATAGCAGCGCCCTGCCCCAGACAGGCTTTGACCTCGACTCCCGCCCCGATCTCGTCGGCCAGGCCAAGCGCCAGTGCTTCCGGCGCGGTGAGCCAGGTTTCAGCGTTGACCATGCGCCGCAGCTCGACCTCGTCGATGTCCGGCGACTTGGCCTTGTACGCCGCGATGATGGCTTCCAGCGTCTGGTCCAGCACATCGGCGACCTTGCGCAGGTCCTCGGCATCACCGGCTGTGTAGGTCCACGGGTTGTGGATCATCAACATGGCGTTGGACGCCATGACCATGCGGTGTGCGCCACACGCGGCAACACTCCCGGCACTGGCCGCCAACGCATCGATCCGCGCCGTGCAGCGCTCACCCAGGCGGTTCAGCGCATTGTGAATTGCCAGCCCGTCGAACAGGTCGCCACCGATGGTGTTGAACGCTGCCACGATGGGCGACACGCCGTCATCAATGGCTTTCAGGTCCTGAATGAACTGATTGGCCGTGATGCCCCAGCCGCCAATCTCACCGTAGATGTAGATCTCGATGGTGGTCTGCTCGGCCTGGGTTTCGGCCTTGATGCGGTACCAGTTCTGGTCCTCGACCGCCAAGGCAACCGGGGCCTTGTTGAAAATGCGAAACGGCAACAGCGGTTTCATGGGTTCTCCTTCTCGTCGGGATCCTCATCGAGTGCCGACAAGGTGGTGTAGTTGAGGCCCAGACCACGGGCTCGGGCCGCATCGGCGGCATTTTCTTCGTCCACGATCTCGGCATCGGTGCCGGTGCGCAGGCACATCTCACTGCGCGAGGCCAAGCCCGCGTTGATTTCCATCGTTCTGGATTGCACGTCCTGCACCGGGTGGATGTAGGACCAGCCTTGCGGCACCCAGCGCGTGCGCAGGTATTCGCGACGGCGTGCGGCGTAGTCGTCCAGTTGCAAAGCACCCGACAACACCGCCATGTCCATCCAGGCCGCCCGGACGGGACGGCACAGTTGGTGGACATAGACGCTGAACTGCAATTGCTCCAGACGCCGACGAAATTCGTTGAGCACCACACGGATGGTGCGGTCGTTGACGCCGCGCATGTCGCCGGTCATCAACTCATAGGGCAGCCCCGCACCGGCAGCTGCCGTCATCAGTTGCTGTCGCATGAAGTCGGGGTAGTTGTTGCCGCCATCGGGCGGTGTCGAGAACTCGACCTCCTCCCCCGGCAGCAGCTCCTGCATCGTGCCAGGCTCCAGCGCGACCATCGGCGTGAAGCCATCGCCTCCGACCTTGATGGGCGCGCCCGTCAACGGGTCGAGCATGGGCGGACCGTCAGCAGACGGCTTGCGGATGAAGCCCGCGAACAGGTTGGCCACCTCCTGACGGAACAGGACCGCATCGTCGAAGTTGTCGAGACTGCGCAGTCGCTTGAGCACCGGTGCAAGCCTGGGCACGCCACGAAGCTGGCCGGGCTCCACCGGCTCAAAGATGTGCAGCATCTGGCTGGCCGGGATGCGCACCAGCATGTTGTACCCAGCATTGATCGACGTCATGTCACTGGGGTGTGAGCGATAACACCAGTACGCCACGCGCTTGCCGAAACCGTTGAATTCGATCCCGGCACGGATGATGTTGCCGGTGCTGGTCACCTCAAACTTGTCATGCGGAACGAACTCGGGTGCCAGGCATTGCAACTGAAAAGGCACCGCCAAGCCGTCGTCCATGCGCCTGGGTCGTAACCGGACGAAGCATTCGCCCGACTGCTCGACCGTCCGGGCGATCAAGGCTTGCTGGCCGTAGAAGTCGGTCAACTGATCGGCATCAGACTCATCCACCCAGTCTTCCCACGTCTCCTGAAAGATACGGCGCAATTCCTTGTCCGCGATCCTGGGCTGCGGGGTGATGCCGGTACCGATCAGGTTGCTGACCCTGCGATCAATGGCATTGGCCGCATAAGGGTCGTTACGCACCGCTGCTCTGGAGCGGGAACGCAAGTTACGCAACGCGGGCATGATCAGGCTGTTGACGCCTGTATCGGGTGCGTCCCACGTTGCAGACCGGCGACCGTCGGCAGCGCCTTCGTAACTGGCTTTCATGCGCTCGGGAAGAACGAAGCCAGAACGTGTCAGCGTGGGGTAACGAGTACTCACAGGCCCTTGCCCCCATGGTAAAGACGGACAACGCGGGAGCGCGGACCGGCAGCGTTGGTCAGGCTGGTGCGGATCAGATCGCGAGCCTGGATCAGCTCATCAACCGAGCGGTACTCAACCGTCCGGTCTGCGTAACGCACGATCTTCTCGCCACGCCCTATCGCTGCCTCGACGGCATCAAGGTGCTTCTGGGTGTAAGCCATATCAACGTCTCTTCAGATAGCCGCTGGTGGAAGCACGGCGTTGCGTGGGTTGCTGGGGTTGCGGAGTCGGACGATCTGGCGCATGAACCGCAGCGGCCACAGGCTGGGGTCGAGGTTCGGGCCTCGGCTCAGGTTTTGGCTCGACACTCACACGCTCGGCCACAGGAGCCTTGGCATGACCGGTGTCGTCGAACAGACCGGCTTGAGCCAAGGCATTTTTGAGCCTGGCCCAGTCGTGTTCCCCGTAGCGATGAAGCCCCAAGTAATGCGCCATCGCCAGGCTGTACACCAGCAGGTCCAACGCTTCGTTGCGTTCAGCCTTGCCCTTCACCCACTCGATGCGCTTGAAGCCTTTGACGTAGCGAGTAACCTTGCGCTCGGCCACGCATTGGGCGAAGAAGTCATCAGGTAAATCCCTGGGAAAGTGCAGCGCGCCCGGCCCGTTTTCCAGGTGGTAGCGGTTGTAGATCCAGTCCTTTGCAGTGTCGGTGCCGACCATCCACAGCTCAGCACCGTTGCGTTCGGTCTGTCCTTTCCATGTGACGTCTACGAGCGAGGGCCGTTGAGCAATAACCGGCTTGCCGGGTTTGCTTGCGCCTTTGATGGCGAAGACGTTGCGCCAACGCCGAACGCGGCAGAACTGATAGACCTCGTGGGTGTGGTGTCCGCCTGAGTCGACGCCCGTTGCCAGGATCGCCAGGCTAACCCCGCACGGGTGGCGGTAGCGCTCTTTGAGCTTTTCATCCAGCACCAGCCAGGTGCGATCATCGGCGGGATCGCCCATGATCACTTGGAAGTCAACGATCCAGCGCTCCATGCCTTCGCCCCAGCCAACCACCATCATTTCCAGACGGTTGGCCTGCACGTCGACAGAGGCCGTGAGCGACAGAACGCCAGCGGGCATGGTGCCCAACACGTAGTTTTCCAGCAGCGCTCGGGCTTGCAGGACATCCGCTTTGGTTTGCTCTTGTGCGCTGTCCCAGACCTTGGCAAGGCGGGTGTTGTAAAACACCTGCATCGGCTCCAAGTCGCCCCGGTCCTGGGCCTTTTTGGCCTTCTCATATTGCTTGGCAAGTGATGCCCAGCTCTGCCAGCCCAGCGGGGCGTACAACGCGTTAAGGTGAAAACCCACCGTCTCGCCATCGCCCTGGGCATGTGAGCGCCATTCGCCACGGGCGAGCATGTCGCCCTTGTGAAACTCCTCGATCAGCACATCGCAGTCTGGACCGGCGCACTGGTAATGCACGGTGCTGAAGTCCGGCGAGTACAGCAGGCGTTCCCACTCCAGGGTTTGCATGTGCCCACACGATGGGCATGGCACGTAGTAGTAGCGCTGGTCGCTGGTGGAGAACAGATCATCAATCCGCGAAGCGCCCTTGATGGTCGGCGAGCTGGAAAAATAAAACTTGGCGTTGCGGCCGAAGGTACTGCCCCGCGTCTCGGCCAGTTCTATCGGATCACCCTCATCATCGACATCCACATCCCAGCGATCCACCTCGTCGCCGTAGACGAATCGAGCCGACAGCTCAGCAAGGTTCGCCGCAGAACCGGCTGTGGTGGCGAACAACGCCCCGCCTTCAAACTCTTTGGTGTCCATCGTGTTGCGGGCGTCACGCGAGCGCGGTGAAGCCACGCGCTCGCGCAGGACCGGAGTGGCATTGATGGTCTTGCTGATCCGCGCTGACACTCGCTTCGCCAGGCTCAGGCTGGGCAGCAACGTCAGAATGTTTGAAGGCGACATGTGAATCAGCGCGCCGATCCAGTTCAAAGCGATCTGGGTTTTCATCAACTGCGACGCCACCATTGTGACGACCCGTTTGCAGGGGTGAGCCGGTGACAGGCACCGCATGGGCTCGCGGGCATAGGGTGTCCGGGCCGTTCGATATTGGCCGGGCTCTGCGGCTCCAGTGTCACGCGGGATGCGCATGTACTCATCGGCCCATTCATCGACCCAGAGTTCCGGGTCGGGCTCAAGCCCACGGCAATACGCCTCGCGGTACACCTCGGCACCGTCTGCGTATCCAGTGGGCATAGGTCTATTTCTCGGTCATGGCGTGTTCAAGGTCGGCGGTGGTCATGCGGGCGGCATCCTCAAAGATGCGGCGAAATGCGCCGGTCAGGTGTTTTTCGATTTGCCAGGGGTCAGTCATTGCAGCCAGCTCCGGGGCCAACTGCGGAGAAAGGCCGAACATCAGGTCGCGCACGGTGCGGCCAGCGGTGAAGGCGGCTTTTGAAACCGCTTCCCGCACAACCAGATTGCCTTGAACCTTGTGGAACTCAGCCTCGGCCAGCTGGCCGAGGTAGAACTCGCGGTGCGCTCGGGACTTCTGAAAGTCCGGGCCTTTGTTTGGGGGCTGCACCGCAGGTGTTTCGGCGCTCGGCAGAACTTGGCTATAAACGTCGCGATCAACACGCCCCTCTTCATGGCGAGCCGCGACAGCGGCCTTGCTCGGATCAGCGGATTCGGCCAGCAGCGCTTCGGTGGCTTCCAGATCGATCTTGCCGTCCGGAGTGAGAACCAGGCGTTCCTGCTTTGCCAGTTTGGAAACGTAGGATTTGGCCCAGCCGCGCCGTGCTGCGAAGTCCGACTTGCTGATCACTGTCATGCTGAAATGTCCTGTTCACCCAATGAATACGGGGTGTTCACCTGTTCACCGCAGTTCACTAAGCTGGTGAACCGTCCGCTAACCAAATCCCGCGAGTCCGCAGCCCCGTATAGCCCGAATACCCCCAGGGTCCCCCCTCTCTCTGGGCGCACCAAAACAGGTCGCCCGACCCGAAACGCCGAGATCACGAGCCAGGGCGCGGGTGACCGTGGGTAGGTCCACGACCTACTTGCTCTGGCTGCGCAGGATCTGCGCGTCGACCTGATCGGCGCAGGTGTCAAGCAGCTTGATGGCCTGATCCTTCAGCTCCCAGACGTCGCCGTTCGAACGAAGGTCAGCCTCATCGGCGTTGATGCGTTCGCAAGGAATCAGCTCAGGGGGTTCGATTCGAACTGCTGACGTTTTTGTTACCACCACCGGCTTTGCCACGCAGGCCGTCAGGCAAAGGCTGAGAAGCCCAATCACGAACGGGCTTGCTGTTGCGCTTGAGGTCTTCAAATTCTTTCCTCGCCTGTTTGGCTTTGTTTTCGCTGGCCTTGATCCGTTGATTCAGATCTTTCAAGTAGGCCACGTTGCGCTGGGCTTCTGCACGAAGCGTGGTGATGGTGGCTTCGCTTTCAAGATTGGCGTCGAGCGCTTTCTTCTTGGCCGTGGCTTCAATTTCCACCGCGCCGCGCAATGCGACGATCTGGCTCTGCTGGATGCCAACGAGCAACAAGCCCACCAGCGCAATGATGATTGCAGCGGCGATAGCCTTCATACGGAATCCACCTTCCGGCCAATGAAGCGGGTGACCAGCTCGCGAATGGCGGTAACGCCAAGAAAGCCAATGGTTCCACCCGCCGCTACCGACAGGCTGGGCGGCCACGTCATCCACTCGATCAGGCTGGAAGCGACCAGGCTCAGAGAGCCGCAGATCAGCGCCTCAAACAAGATCCGGCGCTTACTGGTTTCTTTGGCGTCGTAAAGGATGCGCAGTAAAGAGACGACGATGGCCATGATCATGCCCTGCCACAATGGGTTTGAAATGGCCGCGATGAACCGCGCCCACGTATCTGGTTTGTCGGGCATGGTCCGCATCCGGTTGCCACCCTTCCGGGGGAGCTGAAATGAAAAACCCCGCCGAAGCGGGGTTGGTGACAGCCTGAGGATGGCTGGGTGGAGCTTGCACAGCACGTGCTCGGACAGCGACTCAGACGCAATTCGCAGATCGTGCCCACGTTGTACCGGCGTTCGGAAAAACCGAAAAGGGCTGTTTAAAGGTTGGGCCAAATGTGACCGCAATACAGCATGAATACGACCACAATGCGACAACTCACCCGGACGAACGGTCAGAGTGCATAATTGCATTCGTGCTGACCAACCGTTTGCATTCGACTTGACCGGCGTACGCGGTAGTGAAGACCGGCAGAGAACGGCCAAAAGCATACCTTCCTTGAATCTCCAAACAGGTTTACAAACCAGATACCGGCGTCGCCGCGATTCGACGTACCACATTACGAGCGACTTCATGAACGCTACGTGCGGTATTTCGAACTGAAGTGTTCGGGCATGGCTACCGCTTTCAGACGCTCATTGCACAAAGAGATACACGCCCGTCGGAGTGTGTAGCGGATTTTCAGGTGCCCGCTATGGTTAAAGCTCCCCACCAAGGAGTAAGAGAACATGGACGTCACCAAAGTCAGGCTCTGCATCTACGGCCAGAACGACACCATGCTAGGCACTATGGATAGCGAAGGGGTCATCAGGTCGGATCGAGCGGTGATCTTTCGAGTCAGGGATGGCGCTGTCTACTCAATGCACGATAGCTATCTCGGAAAGCTTATAGGCGGGGTTTGTCGTACGCAAAGGGGCGAGCTGATATTCACATTGCGAGAAATGTAAGTGCCGCGGCCCCTGAAACTACCGCAAATGAGGGGATATAAATCTGCTTGAGGGGGGGCACAGCTGTAAGCATGAAGTTAATTCAGAGCTAACAGGTAATTGCATCAGCGAAGTGTGAATTGCCGCCTACACTCCGCGGGATGTAGGTCTTAGGAATTCTCCTGGCTTGCGACAGGGATGCCCGAATGAAATCCAGCGTAGATCTGATGCCTATCATTGAGGCTGCGTTTTTGCCGATGGAATGTATATGCGACGTCGCCCCAGGTGGCCGGATGACGATCCGGATATCCGACCCAGCCACCGAGGCGGAAGAGTTCACTGTTACAGGCATCGATACGACGGCACTGGTTACGATACGTGACATCGTCGGGCTGGTACTTGAGGTGAAAGCTGAAATGAGGCTGCAGCGCTCAGCGTCCTATCTGCACTCAATAAGGCGCTGAGGCGTAGAACGAAAAAGCCCAGTGCCAGGCCTACCACCATTCAAGCGACACCCATCAACTGCAAACAACTAGTCAGCAAAAATGGAAATTACTGGTCAAGTCCAAAGCAAACAGGTGGTCAAGTGAATGCAATTCCACAGTCAGAGAGCTCGAGGGATTCCAATCGCTCTTGAGGTACCTGCCGCCACCTTCAGATGGCGGTTGGTTTGCGGTCCAACCGGGTAGCCACGGGTCGAGCCGCTCCGGAGCGTGAGAATCAACAGGACCTGCTGATGCAGGCGATCCACCCAGTTGCGATAAGTACGGTCAGCGCCTTCGGCAATACCCACCGCTTTCATCTGCTCCCGTACTGTGGTCATGGCGCAATAACGTTCCAGTGCCAACCGTGCCAGCGGTGCACGGCCTGACCGTTCCAGCTCTGCCACTGCTGCCTGGACCTCACTGGCAATGTGATCAATTCCGCACCCAGCACCGCCAAGCGTCCGAGAACCCGGTGTGCCACGCGGTGGCGCGCCGCCCCATTCGATGATGGCACCCATCTGGCTGCCCAATCCGCCGCCTTGGCCGCGCTCTCGCATCTGCTCGCCCCAATGCACCATCAACGCTTCGATTTCCTTGATCACTGCCCTTTCCTCTCGAAATCTAAACCCAACACACAAAACGCCCTACCCAACACAGACCCAACACACTTAAAACCCTTTAAAAACAATGAATTAAACAAGAGTGTGTTAGGTGTGTTGGGTTTGTCGGGTTTATAGGTCCTCGCATGGAGAAAAAATAACTGCCCTTTAACCGGTATAAATAACGTCACGCATGCGCGCACGCGACGCCAAACCCAACACACCCAACACACACGTCTGCACCCCGCGAAAAATGGGCGTTCGATCTGTGTCGGGTTGCCAAAACCAACCCAAAACATACCCAACACACCCGACACACTTTGAGAGGTACTCATGCTGCGACCGCCTTCACGTGGTCCCAGCTGTCGACGTTCCACCCCGCAAGGCGCGCCTTAGCCCGCCAGGCATCGACGGCAATGCCCAAGTCCGGCGCTCTCATTGATGGGGGAAGGGAAGCCTCAGGATCATCGGGCACAAAGAAAGCGCCGAAGCGCCGATCATTGCGTTCAGTCCAGGGTATTGACCGGGTCTTCTCCACCTCCGAGCTGATGAACAGCGAGAACTTCGTCTGGCTCATCACGTGCTCTTTGTTGCGCTGACACCACTCGAGGAACAAGGCGTACAGGTCCGTTGAAAGACATACCCCCCAGAGCCCTCGGCCCAATTCGCCATAACGCCAAAGGTACAGAAACGTTTGCCACCCGGCCCGACTGAGCGCAACCAGCCGCTCGCGTGAGGCAGTGCTCGGCGGGCGGGTGCGCTCATTGAAGTCACCCAGATCCACACGCAGCAGCCAGCCGTAGAGCGCGGCGACACCGCCGTTCTCCAGCTCGCGGCCGATGGCTTTCTGTCGGGCGATCGGCAAGGTTTCCATCGGCCACATGACCAACATTCGCCGGTCACTGTCGCTGATCGGCCACGGCAGGATCTCGTTGCTGAGGAACACGGCGTTCATGTGGTTGGCCTCCTCCCAGCCGTTGATGAACTTCGACTCCATGCGCACGGTCTTGCCGGTGACCAAGTGCTTAATCTTGCCGACCTGGTTGTAACGCTGATCGCGGCTGACCACCTCTTCGAACACGGCCCACATCTTCCTGCTTTGCCAGGCGTTGAAGTTGCTCTCCAGCTGGGTCTGCCCAACCGTCGCGGCGTACTGGCCGTAAAGCGCGCCGAAGGTGTCGGCGAACAACAGGCTTTTGCCCGAGCCTTCCATGGTGGAGTGCATCAGCACCGCCGTGTCCATCTTGGCCCCTAGGTGTTGCAACGGATATGCAAGCCATCTAGTCAGCCACAGTGCAGCAGCCTCATCATGGTTGCAGAGGAATGAAATCAGCCAGCGCAGGTTGGCGCACGCCGCATCGTCATTGACCGGCTCCAATGGCAGGCCGTCAAATGTGTTGATGTAAATGCTGGGGTCTTTGGTCATGGTCGGGTCGAAGACAATGTGTTCGACGTCCACCACCCGCCGCTCGCTGCTGTTCAACCAGAGCGCATAGGTGTCGCCCAAGGCCATCTTGACGGCCCCCTCTGCAATCCGGCGTTTCTTCTCTCGATCCCAAACGTCCTTGGTTCCGTCGATGTACACGTAACGTTCCGTAGGCCGCATGCCCAGCGCACCGCCTTTCTTGCCGGCCATTTTGCGGGCCTGCTCGATGTCCTTCACCTGATCGTCTGCGATCAGCTTCTTGTCGGTGGCATCGAGCCAGAGCTTGGCAATGGGCTTGCCTACACGAGCTTCAAAGGCCGACTTCTTCATCGCTCGGGACTTGTCGAAATCCCACACATGCGTCGTGCCCTCGACCAGCGCGAATCGGCGTAGTACCTGTTCAATGGTCAGCTCCTCCCCCGCGCCCCCGTCAGGCGCAGGAGCGGCGTCGCTGACAGCAGCGGGTTCTGCCGCATCTGACTGGTCGCTACCCTCAGTTGGGGCCGGGGGAAGATCGCTTGCGCTGGGTCGGGTCGATTGCATGCCGAGCATCCGCGCCGCTTCCTTGACCGCCTTGGACTGATCACCCCCGTGCTCCAGCAAGCAGAACACTTCAAATGCATCGTTTTGGTGACCGTTGGCCAGCGGATCAGCCGCATGGTGCGAATACACCTTGCCTTCAGCCACGGTGATTCCCGGCAGCCCGGTACTACTTTGCGGATACAGCCATTTTCCCCCGCGCTTGGTGTAGCCGTGGCTGCGCAAAATCTCTTCGACGTCGTGGCAGTTGTTGAATTCGTCGATGACAGACGGCCGCTTGCCACCTGCAGGGGCTGGCTTCGGTTTCGGCTTTTGTTTGCCAGTAGGCTTGGCGTCCTTCGGCAACCATGGGCACGCAGCCTCCGCTCCCCGCTTGAAGACGTCCCAGTTGTTCCAGACATTCAGCAGGTCGCCGATCAGAACCGGAAGCCCCGAAGCATCAGGTGGCGTGCGCCAGGTGTATGGCTGGCCGGTGCCTGGATGAATGGAGGGAGGCAGTACGTCCTGCACCAATCCTGCACGCAATTCAAACACCGTGAACCGCTTGTACTGCTCGGCATCTGCTCGATACAAGGCCTCTCTGGCCGTATCGCCCGCCTCCCGAGCGGCGTTTGCCTTCAGCATGATTGACTTGTGCTTTGACCCGTCCGGGTCGTTTTCATTGGGCCAAGAAAGCGAGTGCCGCGTCAGCTCCAGCCCTTCTGGGACCTGGAACAGGACCCGAAAGCGCAGTGGGTTGCCGACGACGGTCGGGAAAGCCAGAGCAAGCGCATCCAGATCAACGCCCAGCAGTTCGTACAGGACGAACCGTGTCCACTGGACATCGTCAACGTCCAGCGAACATACCCGACTCGGCCCCAGTACAACGCCGAGGTTATGGTTTGGATTTTTCGTCCAGAACGCCTCGGCCTTGGCAGGATCAACGATGTACTTGCCGGGCTGATTCCAGCCCTTGCCCTTTGGGCCTTTTTCGCCCGGTTGAATCGGTACTAACGCAAAATTGAATGTCTCGCAGTAGCGGCGTGCCCAAGCAGAAAGCGGTGTTGGACGATCACTCATCTACGCTGCTCCCGCAGCGACTGACAGTGAATGCACGTTTCGCAGCCAACAATGGCAGCACGGCGTGGCTCAGGGATCGGGTCGTCACAGTCTTCACAAAACTGCGCGCTGACCATGCTGGTCGGGATGCGGCGATGTCGAAACAGAGCAACTTCCAGTAGGTACTGCGCCTGTTCTGTGGCGCGGTCGATATCGTCAGCCATTGGCACGATCCTCCATCGCCAGACGAGCGCCGGCCATGATGCCCAGCACCGCACGAATGATGTCGTTGCCCTGTTTTTCCAGCAGAGCAACTTCGTGCAACTCCCATACCCCATCGGCAGCGCCGTTGTGCATGCCTGACACGAACTCGCCCGTTTCGGTCAGCAGCTTGCCAACCGACTTGAGCGCATCTTGTGTGGCAGCGACCGGCTCCGGCTGGTACCAGACGGCTGATGCAGGACGCATCAAGGCATCGAGCAGTAGCGGGCTGCCCGTGAGCCGGACGATGTCTTCCAGTTCGTCAGGATTGAGCCAGCGTCGCTCCTCATCAAGCTTCAGCTTTTTCTGGAGGGTGTCGTTGTCCAACACCATGTCGTGGGCAAGGGCAGTCACCCCGCCCTTATAGTCGCGTCCGGCGCGGTAAAGCGCTTGGCGCAACGAAAGCACCTGACCAGCGTCAGGCAAAAGATCCGTGCGACTCATAACCGTAAAATCCCCGTTTACGGTGTAGCCATAGGCAGGGGCACGCCCTATCCTACGACCACGACCGATGTGCTGTGCTAAACGTGCTGTGCGGCACGGTTCATCGTTCTAGCCAACCAGGTGATTCTTGTGGTGAGAGGACCTGGTCAGCGGAGTCGGCAGTGTTTTGCACTCCCGTTGCTGGGTCGGGGGAATCTTGTGGTGAGAGGTCCCCGGCCCTGCTACTTCTTGTTCAAGCCGCTTTAGGTTTTTTTCTGTTACCTATGGGCCTGATCTCGTAGGCCAGGCAACTGCCGTCAGAGCTGATCCGAACCCTGATATCACGATCAGAGTTCAGCATTTGCGATACGGCACTTTGCGATACGTTAAGCAGGCCAGCCAGCTCAGGCTGGGTCCTGCCCTTGGCGAATTCACAAAGCATCACTCCAATTTCATCCGGCATCCTAGTGTCCTCGCAGGGCGTCTACCTGAAAATATTAGTGATACTTCTAAAGTAGCGCAAGAGAAATATCAGCCAAGCTGTTTTGAAGGAATAAGCTTTGCTTATAAATTGATCGCTATGACCTATGACCTGCTTAACCCTACCCCCGAGATCCGTGCCGCTGAGGCAAAGCGGTTGAAAGACCTTTATTTGGCTAAAAAACGTGAGGACAAATCGCTTACGCAGGAAAGGATCGCAGATCTATGCGGCTGGGCAGGACAGAGCGTCGTGAGTCAGTACTTAAATGGGAAAATCCCACTGAATCTCAACGCCTTGTCAAAGTTTTCAAACGTCTTAGGCTTCAGTTATGAGCAGGTGAGCCCACGTCTTGCCAGGTTCATCAAATACCCAGTTGTTGGCGTACCGTTTTCCATGAACCTTGAAAATGAGGATATAGAGGGCGCCCCTTCGCCCTCCGTACAGGCGTTGATCCCTATTGGAGAATGGGATGACAAGACTCCTCTCGACCCAGACGAGGTTGAGCTGCCTTTTTTCAAAGAAGTAGAACTTTCAGCGGGTAAAGGCTCAGAAGTTATGCTTGAAACCAACGGAAGGATGCTGCGCTTCGGCAAACGGACACTGCAGAAGAAAGGCATTGATCCGACTATGGCCGGCTGCGTTCCGGTCCACGGCAACAGCATGGAACCGGTATTACCTGATGGAAGCACCGTAGGGGTTGACACTGCTGTCACTGCAATCCAAGACGGAAAAATGTACGCGATTGATCACGACGGTCAGCTTCGCGTAAAAGTCTTATACCGCCTTCCAGGCTCAGGATTGCGCCTTCGAAGCTACAACGCAGAGGAACACCCTGATGAACGCTATGACGGTGACTACGTGCGCGATCATATCCGAGTGATTGGTAAAGTCTTCTGGTATTCGGTCCTGCTTTAGAAGAAAAATCAGCAGAGAGTCTAATTTTTCACAAAAATATAAGTAATACTGTTGACTTAAATAAGCAGTAGTACTAATTTTGTCTCGTACCCCTCTCACCACAGAGTACGAGCCATGCAAACCACTCATCGCAACACCCGCTGCCCGGTGTATCTCCACCCGGCAGCAGCCTCCAACCGCGAATCCATCGCCACCATTCAGCGCCAAACCGGCCTGCTGTTGATCGTCCAGCCCAAAAGCAGCACCGCGAAAGCAGCACCTGCACCGGCAGTCGATGACTTCGGTCCATGGGGGGGTGACGCGGCATGAATACCACCCACCAAGCGATAGTCCTCCAGATACTGACGGCAGTCATGTCGGTCAATGCTCAAGGAAAACTCGAAGGCTTCTTCGACTATTCCGGGCATGTGCAACTGGTTGATGTCCGCTTCTATGAAGCAGGTGCTTTCGATATTCCCGGCACCACAAAAAAATCCCTGCATACCCAACAAGTTTGGCTGGATAGAGAACTCCATGTGGTGGAGACGTCCGGCGACAGCGGAGAAGAATCAATTACTACCGCGCTGATCGGCATGCTTGAATTTGTCCAAAGCCTGCTGCAACCCACCGACCAAACGGAAGGGGAGCAAGCAGCATGAAGCAGATTCTGATCGGACTCACCGGCCCTGCCCGCTCCGGCAAAAGCACAGCCGCCCACCACCTGGCCCACGAGCACGGGTTTGAGTGCTACGCATTCGCCGACCCGTTACGCGACGGCATCATGGCCATATTCAACCTCAGCCCTGAAGACCTTGAAGGCGACAAGAAAGAGCAGCCCATCGACTGGCTGGGCCGCTCACCTCGCCAGTTGATGCAACTGCTCGGCACCGAGTGGGGCCGTCACATGATCAGCGCCAACCTGTGGATTGACCTCGCCGAACAGAACCTTGATTGCCTCAGTGCGGTTTTCGATGGCGTGCCGGGCTTTGTGGTGAGCGATGTCCGCTTTGAAAACGAGGCCGACTTCATCCGCAAACGCGGCGGGACCGTCATTCATTTGTCCAGATCCGACGCAGCAGAAGTGAATCCCCACATCAGCGAAGCGGGTGTGTCAGTCCATCCGGACGACTTGGTCCTTACCAACGACAGCAGTCTTCAAGAACTGTATGGGGCACTGGACGAGTTGTATCGCGCCATCCGCTCACGCGGTTTGCTGGCTGTGGCCTGAGGCATTCCTCATGAACAGAACCCTAGACGCTACAGCAGTGATTCTCGGCATGAAGCCAAGGGCATTTCGAACGAAGTTGCGCGAAATCGGCGTGCTGACCCAGGCAGGCGAGCTTGCCCCCAAGCACCGCGACCAAGGCTACCTGTACGAAGATTCGCGCAGCCGCTGGAACAAGAACATTCACGCCTACAGCCACTATGCAGTGGTGATGGTCAAGGAGGCGGGTGTTACCTGGCTTTCGGACCTGCTTGGAATCACCACCACGAATAAGGACGCCGCAGCATGACTTTGAACGCAATTACTCACGCCGTAGGCGCGCTGAAACTGGTTCCTATGCACTTGAACCACCCAACCATCGTCAGTCGCTCGACATTGATCGGAGCGACGTCAGAGGCACTCAGCATGCTGGATGGTTTGCCGCCTGTCACCGCCGAACTGGCGGAAGTTTTTCGGATGGTCGATGCCGTTTTGCTTGAAGGCCAGGTCGCGTATGTCACCCCAACACGCTGCCCAGAGCGTCCATACGGCGCTGTGGTGGCAGATTCAAAGGGACGCCTGTGCGCGACTGCAACCGGCAAATCGAAAGAGGGTCTCGCGGAGATGATTCGCCTTCAGTTGGTGCCCCAAAAGGAGGGGCACGGGGAGGATCCTGCGTGAGTGAGACGTTAAGTCAGCTCCGGGAAGAGTTCGCCACACCCTGCCCCACGCTGAGCACTGTGCGAGAGCGGTATTTCTCGCACATATCGAGTGATCGCTACCTGCTCCGCAAGATCAACGCTGGCCGCATCAACCTCAAGGTGACTCGGCTGGGTGGATCGAATAAGGGCCAGCCAGTGGTGTACCTACACGACCTCGCGGCCTATCTCGATGCACAGGCCAAGTTGAAAGCGGCCTGATTCAAAGGTGGTCACTGCCTTCCAGTGACAACCACCAGAGGCACAGGACATGAAACCCACGGACACAGCCGAGTTCATCGGCGAACTCAACGCAGGCGTCTTCGCGAACCAGATCGGCCATGCGCTCTCCGAGGTTGCTGCAGGCGTCGTCGACAACAAAAAGGTCGGCACCGTGACGCTCACGTTTTCGCTCAAACAAATAGCTGACAGCCACCAGGTCACCGTCAACCACAAGCTGGCCTACAAAGTGCCAACCAAGCGCGGCAGCCGCACCGAGGACACCACCCTCGATACGCCGATGTACGTCGGCGAAGGCGGTCGGCTGACGCTGTTCCCTGAAACACCTGCGGCAGACCAGATGTTTGATCGCAACGCCGCCCCCGTCCCTGCCAGATCGTAAATCAACCCTATTCCATACCTCTCACCACAGCAGGAAATGACTCATGGAAGCCAAAGCAATTCAGTTGATCCAAGACACCGCCGTAATCGCAAACGCCAAGGCGCTGGACACCTTCACACCTTCAATCGCCCTACCCGCGACCGTGAATGTCGTCAGCCTGGAGAAGTTTCAGCAGACCCGCAGCCGGTTTCGAGGCGTGCTTGAAACCTCGTCGTTGAAGGACTTCAGCGAATACGTGCTGAACCAGGCAGATGGCAACACATCGGGCTTCGTTGATAGCGACGACATGACGTGCACAGTCTTTTTTAACCTCGGCAATCAGGACAACCCTGGACACGGAGACTTTCGCGCCAAGCTCACCCTGAAGAAGACTGCTGCATTTATCGCTTTGGAGCGCGCAGCCGGGTCCAAGCACACTCAAAAAGAGCTGAGCGACTTTATTGAAGACTGGGCACCGAACCTGACAGCGCTCACGCCCGACGGTGCCGATATCGATCTGCGCCGCGCAGCTGGTGCAATTCGATCAATCACCATCGAGCAGGCCCGCAAAAGCGAACACATCGTCGGCGACATGAGCGCATCCCGCTCGGCAATGGATCAGATCGAAGCCAAATCGGCAGACGGCCTTCCCGCTGAGCTGCTGTTCAGCGTGATCCCTTACGAAGGCCTGCAGGCTCAGACCATCCAGTTGCGCGTTGCGGTCCTCACTGGAGGCGACCAGCCCGTGCTTCGTCTGCGCTGGATCGGCGAGGCTCAGCTGCGCGAAAACCTTGCGCAAGAATTCAAACAGGTCGTAGCAGAAGAAGTGGGCGAAGCAACCGACCTCACCATCGGCAGCTTCACCCTGGCATAACCAGCCCGCGTCAGTCCGTCGCCGTCCTCTCACCACCGATCCGGCGACGGGCTCTTTCCCAAGGACACAGCACATGCAAGCACAGCACATCATTATTCTGGTCGGCCTGGCGGCCTGCTTTCTGCTCCTCACCGTCTTCATACGGAGAGCAATCAAGCGGGCATTACGCAGGTCGTACTGGGCAGGAAAATCCGCAGGTATCGCCGACACCAGCGCCCGCATGGACGCATTGAATGCAGACATAGCAATGCTTGCACGCCGCCGAGAACGCGACCGCAAAGGATTTATGCACACTATCGAACTCAAAAACCTCGCTATCAGGAATCTCGAGGAGCAGTCGAACTCGGGCAGTACCGGCTCACTCACCAAAGCCGATCTCCAGGTTATGTCAGACACCGCCATCACGCTGGGGCTGGCCCACAAAACCTGGGTTCACATAAAAGGCACTGAGCCATGGCGCACTCGGGCAACAACCCAACTTCAGGAGCTGAACGCCATAGTGCTCCGAATCCTGGGCGAGATTCGCGACAGCAACAAACCGACTGAAAGCCCGATTGACGTGGGGGAAGCGGCATGACCTCACTCAATCGCCCACCATTCGATTTCAAAACCCAATATAGCCTGGGCTTCAACGCGCAAGATGACGAGATTGTTGTCGATTTCTTCTGCGGAGGTGGCGGCGCTGGTACCGGGCTGGAAATGGGTCTCGGCCGAAAAGTCAGCGTAGCCAAGAACCACAGCGCAGCAGCAATCAGCATGCACACAGTCAACCACCCAGGCGCGAAGCACTTCACCACCGATGTGTTTGACGGCGATCCGGATACGGAATGCGGCGGCAAGGCGGTAGGCTGGTTCCACATGAGCCCAGACTGCACTCACCATAGCCAGGCCGCTGGCGGGCAGCCACGCAAGCGTGAGATCCGCAATTTGTCTTGGATCGGTTTGAAGTGGGCAGGCAAGAAGCAACCCCGCGTCATCAGTCTGGAGAACGTGAAGCAGATCCTGCAATGGGGACCGCTGGTAGCCAAGCGTTGCAAATCAACCGGCCGGGTCGTGAAGCTGGGCGGCGGCATTGCAGCGCCAGGCGAGGTTGTGCCGGTCGACCAGCAGTTTCTGGTACCAGACCCAGCGCGGCGTGGCCAGACGTGGGCAGTGTTCGTGGCCGAGCTGGAGCGCCTGGGCTATGCCGTAGAGTGGCGTGTGATCCGAGCGTGCGACTTCGGCGCACCGACCAGCCGGGAACGTTTGTTCATGATTGCCCGGTGCGATGGCCAGGCAATCTTATGGCCAGAGCCGACACACGCCAAGCGTCCCTCCAAAGGCCAGAAACCTTTGAAGACCGCCGCCGAGTGCATCGACTTTTCCGACCTCGGCAAAAGCATCTTCGAACGTAAGAAAGACCTAGCTCCAGCCACCCTGCGCCGAGTAGCGAAGGGCATGAAAAAGTTCGTCATCGACAACCCGACGCCCTTCATCGTACCGATTGCGAACTGGTCGGGCGAGACGGTGCAATCAGCCAACGAGCCGCTGCGCACGGTGACGTCATATCCAAAGGGCGGCGCATTCTCGGTGGCCAGCCCGGTCATCGCACCAGCGACCCACCAAGGCAGCGACCGCATCAATGATCCGCTGGAGCCATTGCCGACGATCACCTGCGCCAACCGTGGCGAACTGACGCTAATCAGCCCAACCCTGATCCAGTCAGGTTATGGCGAACGTGAAGGTCAGCAGCCTCGCGTGCCGGGAGTCGATCAGCCTCTGGGCACTGTCGTAGATGGGGGTGTAAAGCATGCTGTTGTCTCCACGTTCATGGCCCAAATGAACGGCGGCTTCAATACGACCTACGCAAAGGGCGTCGACGAGCCGATGACGACGGTCACTAACACTGGGAGCCAGCAGCAACTGGTGACAGCCACGATGATCATCAACACGACCGGTCACGGACCTACGGATCTGGACAATCCAGTGCCCACAATGACAATGGGGCAGCAACACGCTTTGGTAGCCGCAAACCTGGTGCATCTGCGCGGTAACTGTGATGCTCGGAACGTTAATGATCCTCTGCACACGATCAGCGCCGGCGGACAGCACCACGGGCTGGTCACCGCGTTCATGGAGCGGCAGTTCGGCGCCAGCGTCGGCCAGACGTTTGACGAGCCTGCCCCGACGGTCATAGCGGGTGGCGGCGTTAAAAGCTCCGTCGTGTCGTTCAGGCTATCCCCGGAGCACGAGGAAGGCGCACTGCGCGTCGCCGCATTCCTGATCAGCTATTACGGAACAGAAAACGTCAGCAGCGCAGGCGAACCAGCACCAACGATCACAACCAAGGATCGCTTGGCACTGGTCACCGTCATGGTCGAGGGCACGCCCTACGTGATCGTCGACATCTGCCTGCGGATGCTCAAGCCGTCCGAGCTGTACAAGGCGCAAGGCTTTCCCGCCGACTACGTCATCACCCACGGTGCAGACGGCAGGCCATTCACCAAAACCCAGCAGGTTCACATGTGCGGCAACAGTGTCAGCCCACCGCCGATGGCAGCACTGGCTCGGGCGAATGATCCATGGCGTCAATCTCAAAGCATTCGGGAGGCGGCATGACGGCGAACAACCAATCCGCAGCTTACCTGCGGGCTAGCTTGCACAGAGCGATCAACCAAGGTGACAAGTCGCTGACAGTTTCGACACTCGACCTCAAGGATACCCTAGCCGAGCTGGAACGTCTGCAAACCCAAAAAGACCTGAGCAAGCCGGAAGCACCGCTTGTGGGCTGGGCTGACCCAGCAGCCATCCAGCAGATGCGCCAAGGCAAGGTATGGAGTCTTTCAGTAACCCGCAAGCGAGTGGGCGCACGCTCGCAACAAATCTGCGCATCAGCAGCGCAGCCTACAACAGCACCAGGTGAAAGAGCATGAGCGATCAATCCATTGATATCTTGATTAAGCTACCTGAGGTCTGCCGCCAAGCAGGCTTCGGCAAGTCCACCATCTACGAACTGATCGCTGCAGGCGCTTTCCCAACACCTACAAAGCTGGGCCGTTACTCGCGCTGGTCGCAGCAAGAGGTCCAAGGCTGGATTGACTTTCAAAAGTCGGCTCGTCGTGTTGCGTGACACACCGCGCACCTCGAGTACCCATCGCACCTACCATCTGGGGGCCGCGAACCGAAAGCGCAGGGCGCCCCCTGCAAGCAGGCGCCGACTACGGCTTTTAACCTAGACTAGCCAAACGTCATAAATTAGGATACCCCACCTACTCGAGTGCTCAAGTGACAAATGAAGACTGCGAAAAAACCCAACCAGTTGGTCGCCATTGATTTATTTGCGGGCGGAGGAGGATTGACCCTAGGGTTAAAGAACGCTGGTTTTCTCGTTTCTGCTGCGGTAGAAATCGACACGGTGGCTGGGGTTACTTATGCATCTAATAATCCAGGCACAGTCTTATTTTCCAAGGATATCAAAGAAGTTACAGGCAAAGAGTTGCTGGCGACATCACCGACAGGGAAAATTGACTTAATAGCAGCATGCCCTCCGTGCCAAAGCTTCAGCTCGCTGACATCCAAATATTCCAAAAAAGATAGCCGTGACGAATTAATCAACGAGTTTTGCAGACTCGTTGAGGAACTGATGCCACGGACGATAATGATGGAAAACGTCCCGGGCCTCACAAAAAAAGGGAAACACCTTTTTGATCCCGTGATCCAACGGTTCAAAGATGTCGGTTACAGCATCGATTATAAAATATTAGAAGTCGCAGATTTCGGTGTACCACAACGCCGAAAACGTCTGGTGGTGCTAGGCGCTCTCAACGCAGATATCTGCATTCCCAGCCCAACGCACACAGAACATCCTCAAAATCAACCCAACCTAAAAAAATGGGTATCTGTAAGGGATGCGATCTCAGATCTCCCTAATCCAATTCGCCTCAGCGAGTCAAAGCTTGCAGGTGGACCGCAGCAATACGGCTGGAATGTGACGCGAGACATATCCGAAATGAATCAGGAGCGACTCAGGCACCTTGGCGAAGGTGCAGACCGTACAAAACTGCCTCAACACTTGCGCCCGGCCTGCCACCAAGGCGATTTTGGCTTCACCAATGTGTACGGCCGAATGGCATGGGACAAACCATCACCTACTATCACTGGGGGTTGCACAACCCCTAGCAAGGGAAGATTCGGCCATCCAGAAGAAGTTAGAACTATCTCGGTCCGGGAAGCAGCAAGATTGCAAACGTTTCCGGACAACTATGTTATTAAGACTGACTTCGTTGACAAAGCTTGCTTAATCATTGGCAATGCCTTACCCCCTCTCTTTGCTACAGCGATGGCAAAGATTTGCGTACAAACATTGAAATAGGGAAATTCAGATGACGATGGAAAAGGTATTTAAGCTAGAGTTTTCAAACAGGGTAATCGAACATCTAGGTATAAAGCTGTACCAGAATAAGCCCACCAACGTCATCGCCGAATTCCTTTCAAACAGCTGGGATGCCGATGCATCTGCCGTGGATATCGAGCTCAAGGCATCCCTCACAAATACCCCCGAAGTTATCATCACGGATAATGGCAGAGGGATGACGAGAGAAGAACTTACCGACGAGTTTCTGATAATCGGCAGGAACCGTCGAGGAGACTCTCCTTCGAAAAAAACGCCGGCTGGCCGTATGCCCATGGGTCGTAAAGGTATCGGCAAGCTGGCGGGGTTCGGCATTGCCCAAACAGTCGACATAATTTCAACTCCCAACAACAGACTCAGGAACACTGGCGAGAGTACACGAAAAATTTATTGGCTTAGGTTTACGCTTAAGGACCTATTGCAAAAATCCAACATCTCCCTCAACAATATCTATGAGCCCGAAGTCATAGCAGATGGAGTAGATGTAGAAACCTTTGACAGCCTGGCTGAACAGCAACAGTATACGGAACGCCTGATGAAAATTCGGGCACATGTAAAGGTTGGCGATGGTGGCGTCTGCGTCATCTTAAGTAACACCACATTGAAGAAAGCTCTAAACACCGACCTCATTCTAAACTCAATGGGGCGGAGATTTACGGTTTCCATGCTACGCCCGGACTTTGAAGTTTTCGTTAATAATAAAAAAATCTCTCCAGCCGACGCACTCCCTAACCTTCATCCATTCGGCTTCGGGACTTGGGATAAGCCAGAAGTGGAGATACTGGAAATAAACGGACAGCAACGGGAAGTAAAATATTGGATAAGATTTGTTGATCTCCAAGGTACTCAATGGTCAATCGAAAATGCAGGAGTGGGCGTGTATACGCATGGCAAGATCGCACAGGATCGCCCCTTCTTTTTTGACGTAAAAGGGAAAGAAATTTTAAGTCGTTACCTTTACGGAGTAGTAGAAGCGGATTGGCTAGACGAATTACCCGTTGATGTTGTTTCTACAGACCGACGCTCGATTGACTGGGATACTGAAGATACATTTCCTTTCCACCAGTGGGGAGCTAAAAAGCTCAGCATCTGGCTTGAGGCGTTCCGAAAATGGCGGACATCTATTCCTAAGACTGAAACCATTAAGCGTATCCGCGCTTTTAACGCCGGCTTAAGTGGCGCTGAGGAAGAAGCGTTAGCAGAACTGTTAACTGAAGTCCTTCACAACTTAGGTGACGACGAAGAAGCCAAGGAAAAGGCAACTGAAAGTTTCACTAATGCTTGGATACATGCACCAACCAGAAAAATTACCCAAGATCTGTGGGAGAAAATTTTTTCCTCAATCAACTCTGACACCACTGTGTTTTCAAGTCTGGTTGATGGCTTGAGGAAAAGCATGGTACCGGAGGCCATGGGGCTCGCAGTCACAATGGCACAGCGCGTCGCTGCGATTACGGTCATGACAAAAATGATTGAGGACAGCCGGACTGAAACCCATCTCCAAAGGCTTATTGAAAACTTTCCTTGGCTGTTAGGCCCTCAATGGGAGCGACTTACAGCGAATCAGGAAATTCGAACGCTTGTTGAAAGGATACATAAGCCTGACCCAGACAGAGGCACATGGTCACTTCAAAAGAAACCCGGTGCTCTGAAGCCTGATTTTGTTTTTCTGAGTGACTTGAGGGACGAGAAGGAATTTATTGTATTTGAGTTGAAAGGCCCCGAAACAGGGAAGACTTTGCAGCCTGTGGAATACAAGCAACTGCATGAGTACATTCAAATAATTAGCGAAGTTTACGTAGGAGACGATATAACAGTCAGGGGGGTCCTTGTCGGGCATGACAAGGGGGGATTTCATATGTTCGACAATCGGATCACTGTCCTCACATGGAGCCAAGTACTTCTAGAGGCAAGACAATCGCATGTCGCATACCTCCAGTCGCTGCTTGAGGCATCCAACCCTAAACATAATGACATTCGGCTCAAACAAATCAGCAGCTTTGGTGGTGCAGAAACCCTAGAACTACTCCAGCGCTTCAGCAATGTTGGAGAATTTCCTGAAATCATAAAGCAAACCTTGAAGGAATATGCTTTACCCGATTTAACTCAATCTGCTCATCCCCAGCCTGGGCCGAAATCTTAACCTCGACGCTTTGGGGGCAATAGCCCCCCTTTCAATTCTGGATAAGAGCAGTTAATTTTTCAGCCCACCAATTCATCATGCGCACGCGTTCATCCATATACTTCGCATGATTGTAGGCGGCCTTTCCCTTGTTAGGCTCGTTATGTGCAAGCTGTAGCTCTATCACCTCTGCACGCCACGCGGCGGACTCGTACAAATGGGTCGAGGCAGTCGCCCGAAAGTCGTGGCAGTGCCAATCCCTTAAGCCCATGTACTCAAAGGCGCGATTGAGAGTCGTCGCGCTAATTGTTTGATTAGGGTGCCTCATGCCGGGGAATAGATATTTCCCGGCTGTAATGCTACGAAGCTCCGTCAACAGCTTCAATGCAAATGGCGGCAGCGGAACAAAGTGTAACCGCCGCATCTTCATCCGCTTACTCGGGATTTGCCACAGAGCGTTATCCAGATCGAACTCGGCCCATTCTGCCAGTCGCAACTCAACCGTTCGAACGAACAGGAACGGAAGTAAATACAACGCTATTACCGTGCCGCGATGTCCTTTGTAGTTCGCAACGGCCTTGAAGTACTGCCCGAGTTCTTCCATGTCCATAGGACGGCTATGATTAATTTCCCCCCGCTTTACAGCACCTCGCACTGCCGCCGCCGGATCTGCGTCAGCGCGCAGAGTGGATACGCCGTAACAGAACACGGCTGAAATCCATTGTCGAACCATCAAAGCCAGCGTGGTGGCATTCCGTTTATCCATATTGGTGATGATCTGTAGTACCTGGGCCGCAGTGATCTCCCTCAGAGGTAGCCGCCCGATTTTTGGATACACGTCGTTAACAAACGCGCGTTCAATCTGATCCCGGTATTTCTCAGTACGCTGAGCCAGACGCTTTTCGATCCATTCCTGCGCTACGAGCTGGAACGTGTTGCGGTTCTCGGTGATCTGCTGCGCCTTCTCGGTCTGGCGAACATGAGCAGGGTTACGACCTGCCTTAACTAGGCCCCGGGCGATGTCGCGCTCAGTCCGTGCAGCTGAGAGCGTGACGTCTGGGTAGACGCCGATTGCGTAGGTGTTCTCCTTGCCGGCGATTCGAAACCTGTAGCGCCAAAGCTTCGAGCCGTTCGGGCGGACCTCCAGAAACAAGCCGGCGCTGTCGGTCAGCTTGATCGCGGCCGCACCAGGCTTAGCCTGGCGTATTTTGATATCGGTCAGTGCCATGAGGGTATGAGGGTATGAGGGTATCAGCGAAATGATACCCGCTACGATACCCGCATTTTTCTAGGATGTCGCCGCTCAACGGCGGACGAGCGCGGATAAAGAGCCAAGATAACCAGCGCTTTTACGGCGCTAAACGGCCAACACCGTCTGCACCCGGACGATAATGATAGTTATCGATCATCAGCAACATTTTGCTATCAACCTTTTGATTTACTGACTTGATTCAGGCCTTCCGGATTCTGCTTCGCTCATGCGCCACTCTTCAGCCACAGCGCTTGAGGTGACAACGGCAAAAACATCAAAAATCGAAGGCATACGGGTACGGGTCCGGCAGGGCCGGCAAGGAAATAGTCAGGCGCGCCAACGCCAACGGGCGTGAGCCTTGATAACGCGCATCAAAAGCTTGCTGACTGTCGTCACGGAGGGGGTCTCGTTGGTACGTTTCGGGACATTAGCGTACCGAATCGACCGGTGCAATATGAATGTACCGGGCAACACCGTTTGGCAAGCCTGCAAACGCTCGAAAGAGGGCCGCGCCTCCTTGCAGAGGCGGGATTGAGGTGGGGGCACGATGGCCGAGGGTGGGGAGCCGAAAGGAACATCAATGCGCAATCTCGCGCACATAGGCCTGGCAAGCCTTCAAGGCGATCAATCCCTGATCGCCGTAGTCGGTGATGGCGACAATTCGTCCAGCAGCCGCCGGGTCAAGTTCGCCTCGCGTGCCTCCATGAACCACGCTGGCGGAATCGGTAGTGGCTGACACGTCATCACCACCGGCGGGGTTGGCGAGGAGGACTGACAACCGCAGATCAGCAGTAGCCAGACGGTCGCGCAGGCGAGCTTGAGAGGTCTGTGCATCGCTCAATTCCTTGTGAATGTGTGTATCGTTGTTTTGCAGACGGACTTCCAGCGCGCGCCGCTGCGCCTGCTCGGCGCTCTGCCAGTCGATAACCGCCAGCGCCGCCTGCTCGCGCTCACGCTGATAACCCAGCGCCTGTGCGGACAATTGCAGGCCGTAACACGCCGCCTGCCACTTCCAGGCACACCATGTGCCCAGCCCCGAACCCAGCACGAATGCCAGGATCAGGAAGCGCACATCCAGCGCTTTCATGGCAGCACCTCCAGTGCCCGCTGGTAAAGCATCTGCCGATCAGCAAGGCCATTGGTGCCGCCGTTGATACGTCGGGTGATCATCAGCACATCCCCTTTGTCAGCCAGCACATTGAGGTTCGCCCGATCCCAGAACCACGCCGCTGACATCGCGGCGTGGTCAGGTTGTTCAAGCAGTTGCGGCTGGCGCAACAAGTCCAGCCCCAGCGCCTCCCCGCACGCTTCATAGTTGGCCCGCCCCGTCACCTGAATCAGCCCGCGCCCCCGGTAAAGCTGACCGTCGCCATCGGCCTCTGGCGTGTTGCCCAGACGCAGCGCCAACTGCCCGGTGTCGTACTTGGCCAGATAGCTGTTGCCACCCAGTTCACGCACATAACGAAGCTGCCCGGACTCATGCCCGACCTGGGCAATGAAACCGGCGATGCGCAACCGGGTGTTGATGGCGTAGCGAGTCATGGCGGCGTTGAGCGCAGGAACAAAAACGCCGGCTTGCGGGCCGGCGTTGGGGAGGATTTGTAGCAGTTGTTGCTGGTTGATAGGCATGGATCCTCCTAAGTAGCTTGCTTGACTCACCGATCGACGAAGTTTTCCTGTTCCAAGTGCAATTACGCATCGCGGATAAAACAACGCCCCGTCAGTGCGGGGCGTTATTACTTGGGCAGTTCGTCTGCACTGACACCGATAAAAGGTGTGGGCTGTTCAATCGGCTTTATATACACGAATGGCGACGCAGGCGGCACTGGCCACACGAACGACCCTGGGAAGCCTGGATGCGCATCGAGCTGGGCAAGTTGCACCCGGTAAAGCCAATACGCACTGAGTTCGGCTTGTAGCACAGGCAGGGTTTTCAACTGGGCTTCAATGGCACTTTGCGCGGTCCCCAGCCTGCTGATCAGTGAGTCGATTTTCGCCGATGCCGTGGCCGAGTAAACGTTGCGCTGACTGATGGCGTCGCCCGTACCCACTTCCGTGATCGGCTCGAGAATCACGCCAAACTCGCCGTTGAAGGCACGATTGAAGAGCTCTCTGGCTTGTGGCTTCAGCGAGCCGGGAGAAACAGTTACGGCCTCCTCGCCATTAGTGTATTTGGTCTTTTCAAAGACGACCAAAAGCACGATAGCCGTATGAGCCTGATCGACCCAGCGGGGGTTGCGAATGCTGTTCATGACCCAAGGCAGTTCATCTTCGCTCACGCCTGTAGGAGGTGTCGGCACAACCGGAGGCTCCACGTAAACAAATGGCGTCGCTGGCGGAACGGGCCATGCGAAGGACATCGGATATCCCGGGAGCGTCGAGAGGTTGGAAAGCTGTGCCCGGTAGAGTGCATAGGCATCAAGCTCGGCTTGCAGCGCAGGCCGGGATTTGATTTGAGCGTCAGTGGCCGATCCCGACGCGATAGCGTTTTGCACAATGACCAGTTGAAAATCCAGCTCGTTGATTTTCTTGGTGGCGTTGTTGAGGTAGACGCCGCGTTCCGCGTTGGCGTTCATCAGAATCATCTGCTCGCTCGGCTCAAGAATCTCACCAAACTCACCAGCGATTGCCCGGTTGAAAAATGCTACGTATTGCGGATCCGGGTGATTGGCAGAGACCGATATAGCGTCCTGACGGTCCATATAGCCGGGTTCGCTAACGATCACCCAGAGTGTCATGGAAGTGTGGGCCTGATCGGCCCATTGAGGGTTACGAGAGACAGGTACTATGTTCATGTGAATTCCTTTTATGTAGTTTATTTAGAGAGTGCGCAGTCAGAAATAGAAAACGCATTGCGTATACGCCAGACCTCTCCACCCAAAACTTCGGAGACGCCTTCGACACTGCTGTTGCTGTCTTTAGACCAATAATTCAATCTTTAATTGGCCACTCCCCCCAGCGTACCTTTCTCGAAGAATTAATAGGTTGCACAAAAGCGTACAAACTCGCCCCCCCCGAACTCATTTCGGAAATTTTACAGGACCTACTTATTCAACTCCCTCTACATGAGGACATGAGCGCCGCCGAGGAATTTAAAGTACCTAAATGGTCAACCAAACAGGCACAGTCGGACGACGTTCACTTTTAGGAAACTCATCCGACTCTGGCCACTCACGAAGTTCACGTCGGTATGTTTGCAGTTCAATGTACTGCGCATCAGCCAATGTCGTGAGCAATCCTCCCTCCAGCTCGTCGCGGTGGCGGTTGACCAAACCATCCGTAGTCGCCAGCTGCGCATTCCGCCAGGAACGCTCATTTAGGATTTCCGCTTTTAAGGATAACGGAAGGGGGTCCAGGAGAATCGGTAGCCCGTTAATATCAGCAGCAATACGCAGTCCGGACGCAGGGCCATCAAGTAGTTCAGTATGCCGTCCGTTACTGATTGGAAATGCATCTTTAGGTATGTAGAGATTTTCAGATGAGTCATAAAAACCACCTGTTGCAGCAGAATAATAAATCATACGATTAAAGCCTCAATAGCCAACACCAATAATTGTAGTTCCTGCGACCGAACCGATCTTTAACGACTGGCCATTATTTATCAACGTAGCTCCCTGCTTTTTTCTGTCAACTATAGCCAATGTCATATAACCGTAGTCGGCAACTGTAAAATCAGGCGCAAAAGCAGCGGAAATTACCGCATTATCAAACGAGACAGGCCAATTGAATGGTGTTGTATTTCCTTGTCCTATCGGTATAGCCACCGTTATCCATTGCATAAGCGTTCCATTAGGTAACCTTTGCCGTCCAGACGGGCCTGTCACTCCTGCGAAAGCGGTCGAGTACTTAAGAGCTACACTTCCGTTAATCGTACGCCATTCATTGGCCACCCTATACAGCACGGCCGAGTCGCCCGCCCCCAATACAAGTGACACGGTTACACCAGACTGATTCGTTAAAATATCCGCGCCCGAGGACAACAACGTAACAGGACCTGCGCCTGCGTTAACTAACATGATAGTTGCACCGATAGATGCCCTGGCAGTTGCAGGCATTGTCAAGCTTATTGCTGTTGAAGATGCAGCGCTTACGATACCTCCGATGCTGTCGACTCCAAGGGTGGTGCTTGCAGATACGGAGTTAAAGCTCGACCACTCGACGCCTGAGTTGCTACCCTCTTCAATCTGCCCATAGCGATTGACTTTTACCCGGCTGTAACTACCCGCCGCCACACCGCTACGCCCCAGCAAACGCTCAAACACCAGCGCAGTCGTCCCCAATACCGGAAATACCGTGTTGACCAACTGCCACACCGTCCCGGCGTTTTTTGTACCGGCCTGCACCGGCACCATATGACCCGGCGTGCATTCGGTGCTTTCGTTCGCATCCTGCGCGCGGGTCCAGGCGCCCGCCGCAGCCAGATAGATCCAGTTCTGCGCCGGGGTGTCCTGGTTCTTGACCAGCACGCGGTCACCTGCGACCAGCGTGACGTCATCAATGGTCTGCAGGCCGCTCAGGCCGATCGACACAGTCGTGGCGCAGCGCACGGCCTTTTTATAATCAGACGCGGCGAGGCCCAGAATAGCCCGATGCAACTGGGTGACATCCGCCTCATTGGGCACCAGGCCGGCACCCTGGATGACGTTCAAAATCTCCTGCGTCACCGAGTTCCCCCAGGCTGCAGGGATCAGCGAGCCGGGCGCACCGGTGGCCGGGTTTTCATCTACAAATTTGCCGCTGACCAAGCCTACGCTTGGCACACTCTTGGGATAATCCACATTGTGTTCCTCAGTTGAAATTAACGAATTCGACGCTGTGCGCCGGTGCTGCTCGACGAATCAAACACTCGATCGCGATGCCGGGGTTGACCCCGAATCGCTCTCCCCAGTAGCTGGCCCCGAAGCGCCGGCCCAGCCGCTGACGGCCGCCGGTGTTCAGGGTCCACATGAATTGCGCGTTCCAGGTGCCGAAGTACGCCTGACCAAAACGCGAACGCCCCATACGGGGCGCTCGGTGTTCGGTCACGGTGGCGTCGGGGTAGCCCTGACTGACGGCAATGTCGATGTAGAACCCTGCGTTCTGCCCTCCTGTTGCCACCAGCCGCTGGCGCACTGACAGGCGCCGGTCGGCGAACAAGGGTTTGAGCCCCAGGCAGGGGTCAGGCAGGTTCATGACCCGCTCCCAGTCCGGCACCAGTTCACTGACGGTGGCCGGGTCCATCTCGTTGAGCAGGTCGAAGGCGCGGCCATCGATACGGGCGAACTCGCGGGACAGGCCGGTGATGACCTGCTGCAATTGCGGCACGCGCTCCGGGTCCCAGGCGGGGCCGGGGGGCAGCAGCGCCTGTAGTTGCTCGGCGTAGTGTTCGGCAGTTCTTATGACGACCATACAATGCCCCCGAACGTGAGTAGCTGATTGGGGGCCGCGGTGACATTGGCGACAGGCGCAGCCAGCACATGGTCGGTTTCGCCTGTCGCGCGGCTGATGGCCTCGGCGATGTGGGTCAGCAACAACGTTTCGCCCAGCCCCGCTTCACGGTTGTGCAGGTCCAGCAACTGAGCCTCTACCGCCGCCCGTACTGCCGAGGTGTCCGGCGTGAGTCTGATCGTGTAGACCACCGGCTTCTGCACCGGCGCCAGCACGTACACGTCGGCAGTGACTGGGCGCAACGGCTCGATGTAGGCGGCCATTTCCGCCAGTTGCCCGGCATCGGGGATCGGATTGACTTCATCATCACGCATGAAGAACACCGCGACAGTGCCCGGCCCCATGTAACGACGCACGCACCAGGCACGTGTCACGCCCGGCAATTCCAGCGCCCAGGTCACGTAATCATCCTGATTGCCACCGTGCGGGATGACTCGATAGGAACGCACTACACGAGCCCGCAACAACTCGATACTTTCTTGGGGAATCCCCCCGGTCAGCCCGTCCGCAATCACGGTAAACGTGCTGTCGATGCCTTCGACAGGCTGCACGGCGGTCATCACCAGGCCTGCATCGGCGTTGCCGAGAACGCCTGCGTCTACCGCCTCGACCGTGGTCGTGTTGTTGCCCGCAACCGTGGTGACGCCTTTGGTCACACGGTAAAAGCGCCCGTCACTGAATTGCAGCACGGTGTCGACGTCCAGCACCGCACCGGCTGCAGCGCTAAAACGCACCGAGCCGCTGGCGGCCTGCGCGACCTTGCGCGGCTGGCGCAAGCGCAGGATGGCTTGCCGTTCAAGGGTGTCCTCATCGGCGGTGTCCGGCAGGATCTGGTCGGCGATCCAGTCCTGATAGCCGTACAGCCCGTAGGCCGCACCGCTGTGGGCACGCGACAATACCCGGGCATCGGACTGACGCAGCGCTTCGTCGGCAAGGTCGACCTGGGTTCGGTTGATCAGCGCCGGTAACGTAGGCGTTTCAAACGGCATAAATCACCTGCCACTGTTCTGAAGGGTTGAAGCGCACGACCTGACCGTCAGAAACGACCAGCTCGACGCCCAGGTTCAGGCGATTGCTCTGAACCTGTTCGGTAAGGATGTTGATGTTCTTGACCTGGCCATCGTCGATCAGCCAGGCGAGCGCTTCGCGCGCATAGAACTCGGCGTCACGCTGGGTCTGCGCGGTGAGACGGACCCGACGCAGCAGCCACAACCTGGAGCCGATGCGGTCGTTGGCCTGCGTCGGATAGGTGTCGCCCCACCAGCCAAAGCGTTCGGCATCGTCGATCGGATCGTCCGCTTCGGCGCGACGCCAGGTGAACAGGCTGATGACCACCGAGCGCAGCAAGGAAGCCTGCAGAGAGCCTTCAATGATCATCCGGCACCTCCAACGGGTGGCCCGCTCTGGCCGTTACCGCCCTGAACGTTGCCGTGCAAATGGCTGATCTGGCTAATGCCCCCGGCGATCTGGTCGCCCTTGGAAACGATCTTTCCGGTCTGGGTGATCTGCGGCGTATCGAAATTCACCGCCACGGCTGCCTTGATGTTCAAGGTGCCGGTTTCGATGTCGATGACCTTGCCGCGCTTGAGGTGCACCTTGTCGCCCTCGTCGGTGTAGATCGCCACTTCGCCCGACTCCAGGCCCTTGAGGCGATAGCGTCGGTCGGCCACCACCAGTAGCAGGCCGTGAGAACGATCGCCGCCGATAAAGGCGGCAATGCCTTCGGCGCCCGCGAGCGGGTTGCTGGTAAAACCGTAGGGTTCGAAGTGTTCCATGTCGTCCTTGACCTCCCCAGCGGTCAGGCGCATTTGCAGCGCCTGCATCTTGCTGCTGGCCTTGGCGAGCACCACCGTGCCGCGCACCAGCATGCGATTGAGTAAGCTCATGCGGTTGTTTCCTCATCGATAGGCAGCAGCCAGGAGTAAGCGTCCTGATTGAGCTGCACCTTGCTGCGCTTGTTAGGATCACCGGGCTCGGCCTGGAAACCTTCAGGCGGTCCGACCACCAGCGTGGTGATGGTGCCCAGGTCACTCAGCGAGTAGGTCACGGCTGAAATCAGCATGTTTCTGCCCAGACCGATGACCGGATCCACCACCTGCACCATCGTGTTGTGCCGCCAGAGCGCTCCGTTGGACTGCCGCCAGCCCTGCACTTTGTAGGTGGTGAGCAGCGCCTTGCCCGCCCGCTGACCACGCTCCCAATTGGCGCGGCTCAGCGCGAGCTTGGGTGTGATCGGCGCATCCTCATGAAGGATCAGCACGCGAAGGCGCTCTTTATTCCTGTCATCGGTAACCACCGCTGACACCTCCGCCGCTTCCTTGCCGAACGTCTTGTCATTACCGGCCTGCTGACCAATGACCCGGTACTCGGAAAAAAGCCCGGAAAAATCCCTCGCGATGATGGCGCTCAACACGTTCTTGCCGAGTTCCAGCGCGTCTGCGCTCTGCCCTCGACTGCCCGGCCTTGCCAGCACCACATTGCCGAACTCGTCATCGGTGGAAAAAATCCGGAACAGCGTCAGCAGCCGGTCGATGGACTTGAACACGCTTTCAGCAGGCTCGATGGTGTGATCGGCCATCTTCGAGGTTTCCGGGATTTCGCTGATCACCGACAACGCATAGGGAGCAGCCAGCGCCTGAACGATCGTCAGCACCCCGACGTCTTTCCACTGGCTGGGCTTGTTGATGGCCGCGCAGTCAATAAGATCAGCGGTTTTCGAGCGGCCGGAAATCTTCAGCGTGACCTGCTTGCCGTCATAGTTGATCGGCGCGGCGAACACCCAGCCGGTCAGAATCAATTCGCCGCCGATACGCACTTCGCAGGCAGCGCCGGGCATGATCGGATGCGCGACTTCGGTGCCCGGCCACTGCCAGGTAATGCTCACTTCAAAGCTGCGTGCCTGACGCTCGATCCCGGCAGAGATTTCCACCGACTTCCAACCGGCATAGTCGTGATCGCCAACCGTCAGGGTGACAACATTAGGGTCGATCATGGGTCACTCCTGAGCGATTTTCAGCGTACCGGGCGGCACGAAACCCGGGTGGGCCAGCCGGTTACGCTGGACGATTTCCAGCGACCGGCTGGCATCGCCGAACCGCCGATAAGCCAGCACCAGCGCAGGCAGCGGTTCGGACACTTTCATGTCCACCAGACGCACGCCAGACGCCGCTACCGCGTTGAGGTGCCGAATCAAGGCCTGACGTAATGTGTTCAGCGCCAGGTAATGATCAGGGTCGGCCTTCAGCGACGCTTCCCAGATGGCCGAGCTCAACGTGTCACGCAGTTCGATCACGTCATCGGCGACCGGCACATCCACACGTTGCAGCGCTTGCACCCTTTGCTGGTCCAGCGAGGGCACCACCGTGAGCGGCGCAACCGTTGTGGCCACTGGCATGCTCGCAACGATTCTCGCCACCTTGACCAGCAGCGCGTCCTGAACCAGATTGGCGATGGCCTGAGCCGTCAGGCCGGTATCGAGCCCACTGCCCTGGCCGACCAGGTTGATGCTGGACACCGCCTGTGCCTGTTGTGTGGCCTCGGAAATGACCGACCGGTAAGGGACCGTTTCAAGGTCGGAAGACCCACCGCTGCTGCCGGAACTCGACGCCAGGCTGATGGAGGTGCTGCTGCCGGAACCGCTGCCGGAACTTCCACCCGAGCTACCACCTGAACCACCGCCGACCGAACTGCTAGAACCTGTTGTGGTGCTGGCACCGCTGACACTGCTGCTGCCATTCGCTCGTCTGGATCGGCGACTGTCGCCGTCGAAACTGGCAAAGAACGTGGTGAACAACGTGCTCACCGTCAGCGGCGCATTGACCAGCGAATGCACCAGCGCAGTGACATCCGAGTAAATCGCCATGAACGGCGCAAACTGCCGCTGAATAGTTGCAAACACCCCGGACAGCGCACTGCGCAGCGCCTGAACGTTGATGCGCACGGCATCCACGACGGCCATCACCGAGCGATAGCGCCGAAGCGCCGAGTCCAGCAGGCTTGCGGACGCGCCGAGCAGTTGCCGCCGGGTATTGAGCGTCGACACAGGAAACTTGAGCGGGTTGGCCGGATAAAACACCAGGTCCAGCCGAACCATCCCGCCTTCAATCAGGGTGTGCGTCACACTGCACTGCCCGACCTGTACCTGCATGCGCCCCAGCCACGGGTGCACCAGCTCACCCGCACCGTCCTTCTCCAGCGCCTCAAGCAAGTTGTCCCGTTTTTCAAAACAGTCGCGACCGACAATAAAAGCCGTCAGCGTATGAACCTGCGCCTGCTTGCCCAGCGACTCGAAGTAAGGCTCGTCGCGCTGTGGAAATTCATGCAACTGCCCTTTGCGACCCACCGGGACGACGGCTTTTTCAATGAAAAAACCGACACCACGGAAAGACGCTGGCAGCAGGCTGTCACGCCATGTACTCATAATCCGGCTCCTGCGCCGAGGGTTCGATAACCGACGTTTGGCGAAATCGTCAAACCCGGCTGGTTGCTTTGCACTTGTCCCGGACGCATGCCAGGCGGTGCGTTTTCAAAGCGAATATTGAGTTCGCCTTCAAGCCGCGCGCCGGCCCCCGCAGCACCCTGTTGCAGCAACAGGTTGCCGGGGGCTGGAAAGTTTGGCGCACTGAGCAATTGACTGGTCGGCGGCACTCCGGTCGCCAGGTTGAGCTGCTGCTGTTGCGAGCGACTGGCGTCAACCGCATTTGCAGCCAGAAACGCCCCGGTTCCGCCACCAGGCCCTGCGTTGCGTACCCGCTGCTCTTCAGCGAACTGATTGACCTTTTCGGTGGCGCTTTTCAGCAAGGACTTATCCCCGTCGCCGCCAAACCAGCTCATGATCGGGTCGATGAACGGTTTGATGTCTGCCCACAAATCCGCGAACCAGGCTTTGATCGGCGCCCATTTCTCGATAACCATGCCCAGCGGCGAAAAACTGAACATCATTGCCAGCGCGTCGGTAAACGGCTGCGCAGCGGTCTTGATGCTTTCCCACAGGCCGGCGAAGTACTCGGAAATTGGCTGCCAATTGGCCACAACCATGCCCAGCGGCGTCCACGAGAACAGCGTCTGCAGGAAGTCGGAAAACGGCGTGGCCAGCGCTTTGATCACATCCCACAGCGCCGCAAAAAACTCGGATAACGGCTGCCAGCTGGCTACGATCATGCCGATCGGCGTCCATGCAAATACCGCCTTGAGTACATCCCACAGCGCCATGGCCGGCCCGCGAATCGCCTCCCAAACGGCCTGAAAATAAGGCGCGACGGTCGACCAGTTGGCGATCAGCAGACCTGCCGCCAGCGCCAGGCCGCGCACGATCAGGCCCAGCGGTGACAGGCCCATCACCGCGCTCAGTACGCTCATGGCAGTCGTTGCGGTCATTACCGCAACTTGCAAGACGCCGAACGCAATTGCAGCGGCCACCACACCCTTGATCACGCCAGGGTGTTCGGCCGCCAGTGCGGCGACCTGAGAAATCATCGGCCCGATCACGGCCATTGCCTGGTTCATCGCAGGCAGAAACATGCTGCCGATATTGATGCCCAGACGATCGACACGGTTGGTCATCTCTTTGATGGCCGTGGCCGTAGTCTGCGAGTTGTCGGCGAATTCCTTCTCAAGGGTGCCGCTGTTCTGCACGCCCTCGCCAACCTTGGCCAGGTTGGACCTGAGCACATCGAGGTTGGCCAGCAGTGGTGTAATCGCACCCAGCGATTCGGCGCCGAACAGTTGCGTGATGACATCCGACTGTTTGTCGGGGTCAACACTTGAGACCGCCGTCAGGACCTTTTCAATGGTCCCGGACGGGTCGCTCTGCATGCCCTGGGTCAGCTGGTTGACGTCGAGTTGCAACGCCTCGAACGCCCCCGCTTTCGCCGCGCCGCCTTCGGTCAACGACTGCATGAAGCGCTTCATGCCGCTGGCGGCCACATCGGCCGGTACATCGACACTGGCCAAAGTGGCGCCCATCGCCGCCAGTTGCCCGGATGCCAGACCCGCAACCGGCCCGAGCGGGCCCATTGCGGTGACCATGGTGGCAATTTTCTTTTCCAGATTGTTGCCGCCGAGCACGTTGATCTTCTCGGACAGCGCCGCGACTTGCGGTTGAGTCATCTGGAACGAGGATCGCCACGAGGCCATCATGTCGCCCGACTCGGCCGCCGTCTGATCGAAGGCGACCCCCATTTTCACGGCATCGCTGGCAAACCCGGTCAGTTCTTCGCGCGGTACATTGGCCTTGGCACCGGCGGCAACAATCGCCGCGATGCCATTGGCGCTTTCCGGCAGCCGTTCGCTGAGGTCCAGAATGTCGGACCCCATCTGTTGGAACTGCTGCGGTGTTTCAAAGGTAACTGACCGTTTCACGCCGGCCATGCTGGTCTCGAAACCGATCGCTGCCTTTACCCCGGCAATCAAAGGCCCCGCCAAAGCGTTGTCCGTGATCGCCTTGCCAAGTTCTATGGCCCCCAGACTGGTCTCGAGGCCTTTGACGTTGTTGCGGATAGTTGCCAGCGTTGGAGACAGCTGGTCGACGCCGGTAATCAGCGTTCTGATAGTGTCTGCCATCACTCCCCCTGCAGGATCTGGTTGATGCGTTGCGCCTGCAAGATCGATTCGGTGATGACGTCCAGCTCCCTGGACATCATCAGTTCGGGATCGGTCTTCCAGAAGTACGCGAGGTCGTAAACGACGGCGATCAGTCCTTCAAGGTTGCTGATGCCGCTGCCATGAAAAAACTCGCAACCTTCCAGCTCAACGTGTTGATGTCGCACAGATCCATCTGATTGACCGACGAGGGCGGAATCCCGGCGCAGACGGCGATGTACTTCGCCGCCACGTCCAGGTCCAGCGACACGTCTTCGTTCTTGTCGATCTTGTACGGCAGGGCCTTGATGGCTCGCGCTTCCTGCGCCGTAGGACGTCGGAATGTCACCTGCGAAAGGGTTTCCCCGTGTGCTTCGATCGGGCTGGCAAGGTCGATGACTTCACTCATTGCCAGCTCCCCTGACTGCCTTCGAATTTGAAATCGATGGCGCCGTCATCTGCCTTGCTGATCGGGTCTTCGACCAGATAAGCGCCGGACAGTACGTAGATCTTGCCGTTGCTGAATTCACAGGTGATGGTCATGTCCACACCGGTGGTGAGCAGCTTGATCGGCAGGTCCGCGGTATGCAGCGCCTGAAATTTCAACCAGGCCGCCTTGTCGACTTCCTTGTAATAACCCGGCAGCACGGTTTCGCGCTTGACGTTCGTCAGAGGGGCTTCGCCGCCGCCAATGATGGTCAATTGGGTGCCATCCACTTTGATGTAGCAGGTACCCGCAACTTTCTGACCCATGTTGTTTATCTCCAGAATGAAAAAACCCGCACGCGGCGGGCTTGAAAGGATGAGTGAGGCTTACGCCGCTTCGTCGTACTGCAAGCGGAACTGGTTGAGCAGCGCGAACACGCGCAGGCCGTTGATGTAATCAGGCGGGAACATCACGTTCACGCGGCTTGGATCATTGCCGTCACGCTCGACGATCAGGTGCTGGGCGAACACTTCGGCGTTCTCCACATGGCCTTCTTCTTGAAGACGGGCGTACTGCGCAATCAACTCGCCACGAAGGGTGCTCGGCGTGATGATCGGCTGACCCGCACCGAAGCGCGTGCCATCGCTGGCCAGCTTGTGGCGACCGTATTTGCTGGTGATGATGCCTTGTAGACGACGAATGATGAACGCCGACTGGTGCATGGTTTCGCTGTCCAGGTACGAGTTGTCAGCCTGGCCGTAGGCGTTCTTCTGATAGGTGGTGATCGAGCGTTGAATACGCACGTAACCGCCTTCGTAGTACGCCGTCGCGATGCCATAACGCAGCAGTGACTCACGCTCGGTCAGGGTGAAACGCTGACTGGCTGGCGCCGGGTCCAGGCCGGGCATGGTGCCGCTCTGGGTCGGACGGCTGGCGTCGGCAGAAATGAACACAGCAGTGCGCGCAGCCAGGGCAGCGGCCTGCAGCCAGACCGGTTGCGGAACACCGGTTTCCACGCCTTGAATGGTGATGTGCTGATCGTTGCGCAGTTGGCCAGCAGCCACCAGCGTACCGACCGTACCGCGCTTGGCGCTGTACACATGGCCATACAGTTGACGCGCCCAACTCCAGCGACCCGTGCTGTCGTCCATCGCCGCTTTCCAGGCATCCAGGGTGCTGGTATCAGTCCATGGCATGCACAGAAACTCGAACGGTTCGTCGCCCAGCGCAGCCAGCGCCTTGAGCTGATCAGGCGTACCCACACCACCGGTCATGGCAGTCACTGCGGCAGTCAGGCCGGCTGGAATGACCTCACCGTTGGTTTTGCCCAGACGATTGAATTCCAGATGAATGTCGTTGCCGCTTGCCCCGCTCCATTTGCAGGAAAGGGTCAGCACGCCGGCCTCGACAACGGCCTTGATTGGCAGGTCGGGTGTGGCATTGATCTTCACCGACAGCGCAGTTGCGGCTTGTGCAGCCGTTGCGCCGTTAACGACAGTCGCCTGCACCCGTGCACCGCCGACATACAGATTCAGCAAGCCCGCTTCGGTCGCCGCCCCCGTCAGGGTGATGGTTGCACCGGCCTTGACACCTTCTGTGTTGAGCAGCGGCAGGCACCAGACTTCCCCGGTCGGATCAGCCTTGCGCCAGATTTCGTACATGGCCGCCAGCATGGAACCCTGACCGCCGATGTTTTTTGCCAGCGCCACGCTGGGCACCAGCACCAGGGAGCCGAGTTCAGGTCCGGATACGTCGTCGTTGACCTGAGCAACGATCAGGCGACGCATGCTTGCCGAAGCGCTGTTGGCGGCCGTGTTGTCCATCTCCGCATAAAACAGCGGCACGCGGACGTCAGATGGAATGTTGTTAAAACTGATAGCCATTATTGGGCTTCCTCTTGGTTAGGCTGTGAAGGCCTGATAGGTGGTAGGGGTTTGCTCGGTCTGAATGGTGATGTCGCCGTCGTTCTGACGACGCTGCCACCAGGCATTGAATGTCACCTGCCGACCTTCGACGGGCAGCAAATCGCCCGCCTCCGGATCCGGCACAGTGCGGCCTTCGGCCGGTACTACAGTGATGCGTTGGGTCATGGTGTTACCTCTGCGGTGAACTTCGCTTCGAGACGGCCATCAGGGCCTGGGGATTTCAGATTCGGGTCGGCGGGATCGACGCAGTCCATCTCGAGGGTCGCGCCGGTAAAACCCGGCAAACCATCCAGATACGCTTCGTGCCAGGTTTCGGCGGGCTGATCCGAGGTGCTGCGGCCCAGCTGAAACTGCGCGGCAAAACCGAAGCGATAGGTCACGCGTGCGCCGCTGATCTGCACCAGCGCACCGCCCGTGTATTGCATCGCGTCGTAATCGCGGTCAGCGTTCCAGCCCACCAGCGCGCGCCATAACTCGGCGCGAACGGCATGCAACTGATCGCTGGCCTGCTGCCCGCGCTTGTCGTCACCGTCAAGCACCACCACGATGTCGATCTGGTCGGTGATGTTCTGGCGAATGACGTTTTGCAGGTCATTGGCCGTGGCCACATCACCCGTAGCGATGACATAGGCCGAGGGGTGCGCAAGTTGATCGCCAAGAGCAACCGCAGCCCAGTCGATGCCAGCGCTGATGCGACCGGCAAAGGTCGGGCAGGTCGCCTGCAAATGGGCAACTATCGGGGTTATCTTCATAAGGGGTTCCGCGTGTAGTAAGAGTTGATCCGGCGTGAGAAATGCCTACTGATTTGCATTGCCCAGCGCTTCATCGGCCTTGTCCGCAGCGCGGTTGGCAGCATGCGCAGCCTGACTGGCGATAGACGCCGCCGTCTCGACCTTGTCCGCCGCCTGGGTGGTGGTTTCGGCCAGCCTGTCCAGGCGACGATCGCGCTTGCCCAAGGCTGCATCGTAGGCATCACGAACCTCGGCCAACTGCCGGGTGTGCTCGGCACTGGCCGACCATTGCCCGGCCTGAAAACCGAGCATCAGGCACCCGGCAATCAACAACACGGCGATCAGCCAGATCTCCAGCCGCCGCCACCAGTGGCGAGCTATAAAATCAATTGCGCATCTGTGCATCATTGGCACCTCCGAGCTTGGAACGGAGCCGGGCAATTTCGGCACTCTGCGTGGTGACCTTGTCGGTGAGCTGAACGATGTGGCTGGTGAGGGCTTCAATCTTGCCTTCCATACGGCCAACCGCAGCGGCGAGTTCGTTGCGCTCCCTGGCAAACTGATCGGACCGCGCTTCAGCCTCCTTGCGCGCCTGCCGCTCGGAGTCGAGCAGTTCATTGAGGCGGCGAACCGTACCGATATCAGCGTTATCCATCGCCCGGTCAGTGGCATCCCTTGAAAGAAACTTGCGCAGCCACAAAAAGCCGCCAAGCAGAATGGTGCCCGTTCCGCCCAGCCAGGTAGCTGTGCCTGGGCCTAGGTCGGTTGGGTCCATGGGTACTCCGGGAATAAAAAAGGCCGCACAGAGGCGGCCAGAGAAAACGCGTTTGGCAATTATTTGCCGGAAAGCCCCCCGCCGAAGCGGGGTTTGGGGTGGGTTGCGATTGGCCGGTTGGCGCTGCTGAACAGCCTGTGTCCGGCTGCAGCCCTGAGGCGCAAATCGCATATCGTGGGACCTTTTTACCCCCCTCCGGAAAGCCTGGGAAGGGGCAGTTTCGGGGTGGGTCGAGTTTGACCGGAGTTCAACACGAGTTCGACCACAGCTGTGCAATCGACCCGGATAAACGGTGCCGGCCAGCGTGTTCATGGGCACTTATCCGGCCTTGCTCGCGGCGGCTTTATTGCTTCTGGAAGCACTGCGCTCGGCAAGAATGACCAGCACTTGCTGGTGAAGCTTGTTGATCCAGTTGCGATAGGTGCGGTCTGCGCCTTCATTGATGCCTACCAGACGCATCTGCTCGCGCACCGGCAACGACTCGACATAACGCAACGTCGCCAGCTGAGCCAATTCAGGCCCACGGCCTTTCGCAGGGCTGCGGGACATTTGCGCAATGGCTGCTTCCACTTCGCTGCTTATATAGTCCATGCCACTGCCATTGCCGACCAGCGCACGCGAACCCGGTGTACGTCGCGGAATGTAAGCGCCCCATTCCATGATCCCGGCCATCGGACTGCTCAGCCCGCCGCCCAGACCTACGCGCATCCGTTGTTCGCCCCAATGCTGCAGCACTGCTTCCACTTTCTCGATCATCGTGTGTCTCCTGTCAGACCTTTCTGAAAATGCAGTGCGACTCTTCCGATCACACCGCTCAAGGCCGAACAATACATTTTGTATATTTTTAGCACAATGACGCATTACATTATGTATATTGATCCGCACCCTACAGCCTGTATGATTCGACGCATGAACAGAAAATGGTATGAAGTCGCAAGACAGGTCATGGAAACCCAGGAAATCAGCCAGGAAGAAATGGCTGAGCGCATGGGCGTTACCCCCGGCGCGGTGGGGCATTGGCTCAACGGCAAACGCGAACCGAAGATCGAGGTCATCAATCGATTGCTGGGTGAGCTGGGCCTGCCGATCCTCGCGACCTCGATCCCGTCGAGCGAGCCGGGCATGCAAAACGTGGCGCCTACGGTGCAGCCTTCGCGTTTCTATCGGTACCCGGTTATCAGTTGGGTCGAGGCCGGCGGCTGGAGCGAGGCGGTCGAGCCCTACCCTGCGGGTTATTCCGACACCTTCGAGATCAGCGACTATAAAGCCAAGGGCCGCGCCTTCTGGCTGGTGGTGCGTGGCGACTCGATGACTGCGCCCGCAGGCCAGAGCATTCCTGAAGGCATGCTGATCCTGGTGGACACCGGAATCGAGCCCACGGCCGGCAAGCTGGTGATCGCCAAGCTGCCGGAAAGCAACGAGGCCACCTTCAAAAAACTGGTCGAAGATGCCGGACGCTATTTTCTCAAGCCGTTGAACCCCGCCTATCCGACCCTCCCGGTCACCGAAGACTGCAAGCTGATCGGGGTCATCAGGCAAATGACGATGCGCTTGTGATACCCGCACCATCTGCCCAAGCCCCGATCATCGGGGCTTTTTTATGCGTCCGGTCTGAGCAAAGGTCCACATATCTGTAGGAAAAATTTGCCGCTTGCGTGAGAAACACCCCTCAATTACTGTATGCACATACAGTAAAAAGGAGTTAACGCATGCTTGACCAGCGCCCCGGCAATTCGCAACACGACGCTTACCTCGCTCTGGCACAGCGTATTCAGGACGCCATCGCCAGCGACAAGGCCCAGATCGAGCATCAAGTGCTGCTGATCAGAGAGCCTGGCGAATCCGCTGCCCACTGGGATCACATCGTGGATCAGATCAGCGAGGCCGAGGGCATCGTCGTGACCCGCAGCCCTGAAAATGGCACCGCGCACGTGTCCTGGTACATCGACTCCCTGTAAAGCAAACAAGACAATTTGTATTTAAAATACAAACTGTATTGTAACGAAGCCCTACATATCGTATTGTTTGTCTGCACCTCATCTCGGGAGTGCCTACATGCAAACCACAGGGAGTCATGGAATGAACGAAATACTCGATCAACTTCGCAAAGAATTCGCCACGCCGTGCCCTTCGTTGAGCGCCGTCAGAGAGCGATATTTTTCGCACCTTTCGAATGATCGCAATCTGCTGCGCAAGATCAACGCGGGCCGTATCGCCTTGAAAGTCAGCCGCACAGGCGGCACTCGCCAGGGCCATCCGTTCGTCTATTTGCACGATCTGGCCAATTACCTGAGCGACATCGTGACCAACAGGGCCGCATGA